CACACGGTTCGTGCTGCCCACGCCTGCGCCGGCGAGGTCGGAGACCCAGTCGATGCGGGTAATCTGCGGGTAGTTTTCCCGGATAAAGCCCATAATCGTCTTGTCACGGTTGGAGCCGTACGGGGTCGTCATCAACTTGTTGTACAGGGACAACGGGAGGATGACGGTGTCCGGCGTCTCGATGCCGTTCGTGGCGTCCGCGCTGGCAGTGATGATACCGGCGAAGTCCGCAACGATTTCGTCGGCGGTCTTGCTTGCCCAGGTCTTCGAGCCACCTGCGCCGTTAGCGGCCACGTACTCGGAAATGCCGGCAGCGTTGATGAAGCCAGGCAGACCGGCCTTCGAGGAACCGAACCAGGCAATTTTATCCTGGAGTTCGTCGATGGAACGGCGGGCAGCTTCTGCGCGCTTGGTATCGAGGGATACACCGGCCTTCTGTGCACGGCGGATTTCCTTGATGGAGTAGCCGTAGCTGGCTCCCAGGTCCTTGACCGGCGTGATGTGTTCGACGCCCGCGATGTCGGCGCGAGGGAAGTCGTTTGCGTAGTCGGCGATGATTTTGGCCATACCCACCTGGTCGTAGGAACGCCAAATAATCTTGTCGGCCCCGCCGTCCTGTTCGACAGAGACGGGCAGGAGGGTCAATGCCTTGAGGGCCTTATGCTTGACGTCGTAGGTCCTGGATTTTACGAGGGCGAGCTGTTCGTCAAAGAAGACCTGTTCGCCGGCATCCAGGCGGATTTCGTTAGAGTTCGGGTTCATTTTTCTACTCCTTGAAAATTAGCCGAGGTCCACGATGACGAGGTCATCTGCAGCTTCAGCGGTGGAACGAGCGAACCAGCCAGGGTTCAGTACAACATCGGAGCCGGAAGTACCGTTGGCGACGGTCAGAGTCTGCGTACCGTCGTTCGTGGTTGCGGTCACTGCAATGTCATTTGCGGCAACGCCCTTGTCCTTTGCCGTGAGGGTCACGACAGCAGAGGCGACAGTCGGAGTGAAGGGGATGTCCAGGCCTTCGAGAGCCACCTTAATTGCAGAGGCGACCTGCGCGGCGGTCTTGACATCATCGCTCGTGGTGAGCTGAACCGCCTTGTCCCCGACCATCACGGTCACGGTCTTATCGGCAGCAGAAGTACCGGAAACGGTAATCGTCACGGTGCGGGCGGCTCCGGCGGCTGCGGAGGTCTTTGCGATGACCTTGCCGGTAGAGCCGTTGACAGACACTTCAGCGTCGGCGCTAATAGCTTCGCCGGCCACGCCGAAAATCTTGCCGGTGCGGCAGACATTCACGGCGTCCCCATCCTTATAGTCCGGGGTATCCTTTGCGGTGCGAGCTGCGATGCCCAGGAGGGCGGAGCCGGATGCGGCTACCTGTTCGCCGTCGCCCGTGCCGAAGACAGGGGCTCCGAACTCGACCGAGCCTTTTGCGAGACGGGAGTCAATTTGGTGGGTTTCGGTAAGGCCAACGAGAAGACCCGGCAGGCCTTTATCCATATTTCCGTATGCAGACATAGTTATGCCTCCTTATTGGTGGGATTATCCTGCCAGGCAGAGTCCATCCTGGCGTTGTAGTTCTTGCGGGACTCTTCGAGTTTTTCCTGGGCGGTCGCAACATGCGGGGCATCCTGGTGCTCTGCGGCATCCTGGCGGCTCTGCGTTTCGGCGTCCTGGTCGATGGCTTCGCAAGCGCAGTCGAAACGGGCGGAGAGGTAGGACTCATCCTTGCCGTCCAACTGGGCGGAGGGGAACTTCTTGAGGATGACAGCGCGCTTGATGTCGGCGTCTGCCATATCTTCGCGGACCTCGACACCGGCCTTCTGCGCCTTGCCAACGAGGTCGAGGCGGGCCTTCACGGCCGCAGAAATCTTGCCCGGCATTTCCTGGTCCATAGCATCGAGGCGTTCCTTGTAGGTATCGCGTTCGGCTTCGGTGGTGGAGAGCTTGCTCTCCAGGGAGGAAACCTTGTCCGCGTTATCCTTGCGGGTCTGCTCGAGTTCGGTGGTAAGTTCGTCACAACGCTTTTGCGACTTATCCAGCGCGGCAATTACCTGGGGCTCCGCCTGGAAGTCAGCCCCGTCAAGGTGGATGGTCTTAAACGACATCTTTTCCTCGTCTGTTGTGGGTTTGAAGTCTTTGGGTAGTTCCGGGATGCCTGCCGAGTCCATACGGATGCGGGCGTCATCCCCTGCGCGGCCAGCGGGGACCAGGGCCACGTGATTGTAGCGGATGTTCCGCTGGATACAATCGTAGTGCATCCCCATCCAGTCGCCGGAGGTCCACTCGATATCACAGGTATAGCCGGCAGAGAGGCCACGAGCACTCCCCGACTCTACCGCGTCGATGGCGTCCTGTTTCGTGGCGGAGAGGGATACATATACCCGGTAGGAGTCCGTGGATACATCCGAGCCGACAGAGCCGACCTGGAGTTCCCCGACATTTTCCGGGGTCACAATCTTTACATCGGGATGGAGCAGGGTAAGCGGTTTCATCCTCAAGGAGTCCAGGGAGTCGCTGTTGAAGACTTCCTCCGGGAGGCGAAGCTCCCGGCGAGGGGTACCGTCATCGTTCCGATAGGTGAAAACGCCGATAGAGGTGACAGGGGCGCGGGCTATCACAAAGCCCTCTTTTGTACGCTGCGCCGGGTTGGTCTCGAAGTCAATACCATCGTACCAGTCGTGGCGGGTCTCCCCTGTGGTGATTTTAAGTTCCTGTGCCATATACCCTAAAATATAAATAAAAAAGTAAGAAAAATATAAGAAAAAGATAAGAAAAGTTAAAAAATCCGGGATAAACACCCGGATTTGCGCAAAAATCGCCCGGAAAACCCCGCATAAACGGGGTCCTGGAGCGCTAAAGGACCTCATCCTCCGGGTACTCCACCCTCTCCAGGAAGTCGAGCAGGGGGTCTCCCTGGGGGATTTCCCGGACTGCCGCCAGTACCTCCGAAGGCTTGGCGCTATCCTTCAGCTTGTAGTCCTCCCCATCACGTGAAAAGACCACGGCCTCGATAAAACGGTTGTAGCAGAGTTCCCAGCCGTAAAAAAGGCTATACTCCTCCAGTTCCTGGCTATCCATTAACTCCTGTTGGGTCATCTTGTCACTCCTTTATGATGTGCAGGACAAAGGCCTTTGCCTGCGGTAGGTATCTATCCAATATACGGGCGGCACCAGGGTTGGAGCTGCCCATCATTTCCAGGATTTCGGCGAAGGCTTCCACGCTGGCGTTCTCCGGCTCCCTCCAGTAGCGGACACCGTGACCAGCCGGGGAGAAGGAGTCCGGGACCCGGGTAGCCGCCTCGAACATATCCCCCAGGGCATCGAGTACGGCGTGGGAGTCATCCGTCCCGGCCAGGTCGTAGAGTTCCTTGTAGGCCTGGGTCTGCTTGTTGAAAAAGTACCGGGTCCGGGCGTTCCCCGACTTTGTCAGCTCCTGGGTGATGTAGTCGGCCACTTTCTCGACCTCCCCATCCACAAGCTCCTTTAGCTGGACCTGGGAAAATCCTAGATGCTGGAAGTGTGACACCAACCGTTTCACCTCCACGGACTCGGCTTTCCTGGCCATATCCCAAATCATATAGTATTGACCCCTGGACTGGTCGGACAATATCTCCCTCCAGGCATCCAGGGTGGAGCGCGGGATATTCTTTAACGCGGCGAGCACGACCTTCGGACGCTGGGCGTCTGCCGCCTGGAGTATCGGGGTCACGAGTTCATCCTTGACGATTTCCCCCAGGTTCCTACCCCCGAAGGCATCCAACCTGGTAAAGGACCGCCAGTTCCCCCTGTTCGTGGCGTTCAGCATATTGTCGATGGCGTGGCCGGCCTCGTGTACGAAGGTGTCGCCGGAGGCGGAGGTCCGTATGTGATGGAGGCCTGGAGAATAGGAGCCCCTCTTTACCCGGGAGACGCTGGCGACCCATTTCGTGAGGACCGCGTCGTATGCCAGCTGGACGTCCCGGTCCATCCGGCCCACCCTCTCCCAAACATCGGAGAGGGTCGCCTTTGTGAACTTTGCCCCAGGGTACCTACCCTTCATCCCTGCCACAAATGTCTTTTCATCCCTCAAGAGTTCGAAGTCCTGCCGGGAGTCCTGGGGCTCCGGGGCCGGCTGGACGCTGGGCTCCGGGACTTCCTGGATGGGGAGGTCCGAACCTGCGACGCCTTCCAGCTCCTCCCAGTTAGGGAGGGCCACGCAGCGGCATAGGATGGCGATACCCGGGTGGACTAGCGGGGCGTCGGCAGGACGGGGCACCCAGTTGCCCTGTTTATCCCGGCAGACCGTGGGGTCGTCCCATCGGCAAACGAGACCCTGCATAGCGAAGTGGGAAGGCAGGGCATTGGCGTACCTCCCGGTCGGATTTCCACGGACCCGCTCGTCCTGGGCGGTATCCCAAATGTAGGTCTGTAGTCCGGCATCCTGCATCCTCCCCTCCGTTAGGGAGGCGTTCAGCTTCGAGCATTGGTCCCTGGCGATAATCTTCGCCCGGTTGTGGGAAATGCCGGGCATTTCCAGGTTCACAAGGGCCGTGACATCCGAAGTGGTGAGTCCCTTCTTTATCCCATCCCGGACCCTCCGGGCGACAGCGTCCCGCATATCGTTGGAGGCCTTCGTGATGAGGGAGACCTGCTCCCTGGACCATCGGTCTATCACTCCGGGCAACCAGGGCTCCGACTCCTCGAAGGCGGAACCGATGGCAATTTCCTTGAAAGCGTCCAGCTCCTTGCGGTTGAAGTCGGACATATTCTTTGCCACGCTAACGATGGCCCCGAGTGCCGGCCCGGAGGTCGCGTCCAGCAAATCCTCCAGGGCATCGGTCCTGGGCATAGTCCCCACCGCGATGTCCCGGTAGCCCTTCCACACCTTGTCCAGGTAGCGGGCTAGGGATGAGGTGTACCCCCTCTCGATGGACAGGGGGTACTTCCACCTCCTGGCCTTGAGTCTGCGGAGTTTCGGGGTGGTCATACCCCCGGACATCGCAAGGAGCTGGGGAAATTTCCTTGTCGGGTCCATCGGTTACTCCTTGGTGAGGTCCGGGAGGCTTATTTCATCCACGGTGGTATCTATGGCGAACCCACCCTGGAAGCGGTTACGGATGATGTCCTCCGGCGAGAGGATACCGGCCTCGACATAGTTGCGGTCCGTCCGGCTCATAGTCTCGCGCACCTGGGCGTCCTTGAGCTGGTCCCTCTTTGACAGGGGGTTGAAGTTGATTGTCAGCTTTGCCGGCTCCCCTCCCTTGCCCTTCACGACACCGAGCAGATTGTTGAGGTAGGACATAAGACGATAGAGCGGAGGGAGGAGCTGGGTGGTCTGCAACCCGGCTATGTAGGCGTTGTAGTTATCGTCATCCCCTTCGCCCGTGGCGTTCATCCCGGCGGCGGAACGTCCGAACAGGAGGGTCACTGGGATACGATAGGAGCCGGAGACCGCCATCATCTGCCGGTCCCAAATTTCGGGGACCCCGGTAAATGTGATATTCTCGCGGGTATAGTCCTCACCCTCTCCCAGGAACACCCCGTTTACGACGGACTTCTGCATATCTATCGCCTCCATCCGATTATCGAGGCTCCGCCAGTCGCTCTCCGCCACGAGGTTCTCAAGGTTCGAGAGTTTGTACTTGGCCACGGAGCACTCCTGCATAAGATGGGAGGTGCCCTGTTTCGACATCCCGAAGTGGTGGGCATCCTCCAGGCCACGGTAGACTTCGGACAACCCCCAGTACCTCTCGTAATCGAGGAACCCGGGCTGGAGGGCATCCACCTTGATGTCCGAGCGGAACACCAGGAGGCGGGACTCGTGGACCTCGAAGGGGATGCCGGAGCCGGAGGACAGGACATAGATTTCGAAGTCGTCGTAATAGATGGACTCCGGGATTTTCACGGTCTCCATCATCCCCAGCAAGACGCGGGTCCTGGGGTATTCCCGGAGGGAGCGGATTTTACCCCGTTTCCCGTCCCAGGGCTCCCTCCAGGAGCCTGCCCCCTCGATATCCAACAGGATGACAGCGCCACCGTAGAGTCGGGTGTCGGACAGGGCCTTCTTGAAAATAGCCGGACCCTGGAGTTCCTGGAAAGCCTTGTAAAGTTCGCCGTCGTCCCCCTCGACCTCGAAGCCGTTGCGAACCATAGCCTCTACCGGGAGGTCGACCGCATTATGTATCACCCCGTCTGCGGTATACAGGGCGAAGAGCTGCTCCGGCACCAGCCGGGTGAACGGGGCGACAGAGTCCATACCCGAGGAACTCTTGTCCTTGCGGGTGCCGTATCCCGTGAGTAATTTTTTCCAGCCATCGAGGCGGAACACTTGGGGTATCTTCATCACTTACTCCTTGTAAAGGGCGGACACTCCGCCTCCGTGGTAAAAAGCCTGTCGTAACAGGGAGGCTCCCGAGTCGGGGGCGTCCCTGGGGTCCTGCCCCGGTCTGTAGTCCGTTACCTGGTTCAGGTACTCCGGGTCCGTGTTGGGGTCCCAAATAATGCGCTCCCAGTACTTTTTCAAATAGGACACAATCTTGATGTCCTTGTTCATAGACTCGGAGTATTTGTGGACGAGTGGGAAGCCCTGGATGCGGGATAGTTCCCCGGCGGCCATCCCCTTGTCCGGGTTCTTTTCCATCCAAAAGTTGCGGACCCGGCGTTCGTGGCAGGTCCTGGCGACATCCATCTTGCAGTCCTGGAAAGTGCCGGGGTATACCTTGCCGTAGGCCTGTATCATCCCGTCCGGCCGCTGCGCCATAATGGTGAGGGCGTTGGTGCATAATCCATCCCAGGCGGCATCCATATGCGCGTGTACCCTGGTGGCCCGGATACCCCAGTCCCAGGCCCCGAAGTGGGGCTCATCGAATACCTGGCCCTCATCCTTGACAGAGGTATCCAGGTCGTAGTTGATGGCATAGAGGGCAGCGGTTGTAGTCGCCCTTTTCTGCGCCAGCTCCTCCGGGGACAGGATGTGGGTGTCCTGGGGCCGGAACTTCCAGGGTTCGGGGATGATTAGTTCCTTGTCATCGTTCCGCATAGACCAGGCGTCGTCGTGATGCCAGGGGGTCCCCACAAAGAGGACGGACTTGCCCGGGTCGATGATGTTGGTCATAATTTCGAGGACCCCCTGCTTCACCATTTCACGGTGGGCGCGGGAGAGCCTGTCCTTTATCGTGATGATGTCGTCGCAGAGGATGCGGTCGTAGTGGGAGCCCGTGGGGACCTGGTTTATACCATAGGCATCCACGGAGCCCTCCTTTGTTATGGAGCGCTTGAAGTTGTAGGTCACGGAGCCGAAGGGGGAGCGGGACTCCTCCGGGGCAAATCCGTGGAGGTATCCGAAGAGCGACCGGATGGCCTCGTTTTTCATATACTGTTTTATTGTCTCCAGGGTCTTTGCCGCCTCCGTCCAGTTCTCGCGGACCAGGGCGATGCGGTCGGAGGGATGGAACAGGAGGTGGTAAATAATCCCGACTTCGGTAATCGCCGTGGTCTTGTAGGCCCCACGGTGGGCCATAAGCGACAGATGTCTCCCGGACGGGGCGTCCCACAGCATCTTGCACCAGTCGGAGTGCATCGCGGTGAGTTTCGTCTTGCCGACCATATGCCCCAGGAGGTGGGGGTAGTCCCTCACCCTGGCGGCTAGTTCCGGCGTCCAGGAGAAGCCCATCAACCCACCCCCGTTATTACCGTGGAGGGGATTTCCTGGGAGGCTCCGGGGACGACTCCTGCCGCATTATCGCGGCGTATTTCTGCCGGGCTCCTCATATCGACCCGGCGACCCTGGGAGAACATCGTGGAGAGCAGCAACTCGGTATCCTGGGAAATACCCGGACCCCTGGTGGCGTCCCCTTCCATCCCCTGCTTTATGCAGGCAAGCAACTTCGTGAGCTGCGCCAGGGCCTCCGAACGGTTGGCCAGGTTGAAGGTGATACTCTGCCGGTCCGCATCCTTGCCCCAAAACTTGACGTCTATGCCCTCGATACATCTGCGGTAGCACTCCGGGATATCATCCCAGGAGTTGAAGGCGGCGGTCCCGTCCGGGTTGAGGAACATCGCCGGGTCGTAGAGGGCGCGGGCCATCGTGGTGTCCAGGATTTCCTTTTCCAGGAACGATACCCGACCCCGGAGCCAGGCCGTGGTGTACTCGGCAAGGATTTTCTGCACGGTGGGTCTCCGAAGGTATCCCTGTCCGCAGACGGCCGCCCGCCTGGGGGACTCTTTGGGGAATACCTCCAGGTAGGCCTTGCCGGCGTCGAAGCCGTTGGACAGATACTCCACGGCAAAATACACCTCCGGCAGGGAAGCCCCGGCCTCCTGCCATCCGGGGAAAAAATCCTCCGGCCTCGTCCCATCGGGGAGGGCGTACTTCTTGAGGACCCGGACCTTCGGCAGGACCTTCGCCTTTTTGACCGTGGTCCTGGATTTGCCGGGCTTTTCCTTGATAGTAGACATACCCATAATATAACTAAATTTCGGGCAGTCCGGGATACCCCTGTTCTCGATTTCCGGCGGTTTTATCGGTCCCACCTACCCGGGTTCCAGGGACCCCTACCTGCCAAAAAGCCAAAAATTGAAACATTTTGGTTATATTCGTACCAAAAATAGCAAATATAAGAAAAAGATAAGAAATAAATAAGTTTTTTCCGTCCGGGACAAATCTATATTATACAGCAAGAACAGGGGGATGTCCCCCCACATCAAAAAGAGGATACCACAATGAAATCTACGACTTTCTACTTCAAGGGGACCGACGAGAAGGTCCGCACCAGCAAGACCCACAACTATACCCACTATGTGGGAGGGAGCTGCTGCGGCTCCCTGGAACTCGCAATCAAGGCCCGCGACAAGATGGTCGCCTCCCGTTATCCCAGGGAGACGGCGGAGGAAATCCTGGACTCCGGGATGTACAAGGTCTGCGCCCGTAAGGTCATCGAGGCCCGCGAACTCCTGGACTGGCACGATGAGCAGCTCGGCCAGGAGAAAGGCAGGGAGCTGAAGTTCCTGGGTTTCACCCGCGGGCTTTCCTTCTATGGGGCGAAGGCCACGGAGAAGGAGCTGGAGAACGCCCGCAAGAATATCGAGGCCCGCGAAGCCTACCGCGCCCGCCTGGAAATCCGCGAACTCGAGGGGAGGGAGAGGTGAGCAGGGTGGCGGCCCTGTGCCGCAACGCCCTCCGGCGTGACTACGGGATAAAGGATGCCCTGGAGGACCTGGACCTGGCCATCAAGGCGGCGGAGGCATCCAGGAACAGGGAGGAGCCCCGGAGAGGTGGGCATCGCTGGGAAATATCGAGGAAGTGGTGAGAAGGGTGGCTCCGGGCCGCCTTTTTCCTTTAAGGGTGGGGATGGTAGGGGAGGGTGAGGAAAAGCCCCTCAAAGGCCGGGAAATGGAGGGACTGGGCGACCATAGAAATCCGCCTGGGCCTCCCACCACTCACGAGGGGTGGAGAAGTCCCCGGGTGGGGGCTCCTTCACAGGTGGGGAGGGCGCCCTGGGGGCAGGCTCTGTCGGGAGCACGAGACCCAGGTGTCCATCTATCGAGAAAAACGGCATAAATTCCTCCATCCTGGCGCCCGGAAGCGCAAAAAGTGGTCGGGCGGGCATACCCTGCCTTTTTTACCCATCCATCCCCCAAACCCCCTACAAGCTATATGGCTATTCATCAACCGAGGTGGGGCTCAAGAGCCAAACTGCCCCCAGGGATGGAGGCATGTTTGGCCCGGAAAAGACTTACTCAACGTCGGAGTTCGCTCTGTCGTCCAACCCGGGAAAATACCCGGGGTGATGCTACCGGGATTACTCCCGACCCCCCAGGTCACTCTGTCGGGGGGACTGCTCACATCACACTGCAATCTAGGATTGTGGCGGGATGCGTATGCCGTGTTATCCGCCTGGTCATAGGACTTGACCCGGGGAAAGGTCCCTGCTGCTCCCGACTGACGTGCCTCATCACACGCGGCATCGGGTCTGCCCCCTTGAAAACTATCTACTATGCTGAACATCCCGGAAAATCCGGGACTTTGCGGCGACATACTCTGTTTGAAGATAGGCCCACCTCGTTGCTAGCTAAAGGACCCAACTATAGGTACGCGGGGATTTCCACTCCCCACGCGGGACTCTACCGGGCGTCATCGCCGGACTCTTCGGTCCCGGTTCGGCGGGATTTCTCCCCCGCCTCGCATCGTCCTGCCGGGCTACAATCTACCGGACCGGATGCTCCCCCACGATGTTACCTTCACGTGGGAGTTCCTGGGGAATATAGGAACACCCCCGGTACTTGTCAAGGGGTGGAGAGGAAATTTTATGCCCCGGACAGTACCGGGTATCCCCGTAAATTATTCCCCGGACGATTTTTATTGGAGAAACCACGATGCATCTTTGGCTACCCGAGTCCCTGGGGGAACTCCCCGGCAGACTCCTCTGCTCCCTCCATCGGGATTGTTGCAGGCTCCGTTCCTGCAGCTGGAAATCCCCCCGCTCCGCCGGGTCCTGGTACTACTCCCTCCCCTGGGGAGCGATAACCTGGTACCACTCGAAGGTCCTGCGGGAAATGCAGGCGAGGGGGTGGAAGCCCGGTCCGTCCTGGTTCGACCCTATGTTCCAGGGACAGGGCCGCGTGGAGCTGGATGCCCGGTTCCTGGAGGCGGAGGATGTCCCGGCCAGCAGATGGTCCCGGATTTTCCGGGCCGCCTGCCCCTACGGGGAGGATGAGGACAGACGACTTCTCGAAAACTGGAAGATTTCACACAAGGAGTAAGACGATGGCAAACGAACTGAAAACCTATAGCGCCCACATCTTCGAGCTGGGGTGTATGGACCAACGGGTCTACCTCAAGGATGACGTGGACAAGGTCCTCGCCGAGAAGGAGGCCGACTACAGGGAGGCCTGCAGTCGCCTGCAGACCGCAAACCTCATCAAGGATGAGCAGAAGGCGGAGACGGACAAATTGTTGGTGAAGATAGCCGGGCTTGAAAAATTGGTAGAGACCGCAGACAAGCTGCTAAAATCAAAAGGTGGCTTTACGGTCAAGGACGTCGAGTTCAACGGTACCAAACTGGAAGGTATAGGATGATACCCCAGGAATGTGTGGAGCGTATCCGTGGGGTCCTGGATGATTTCCCCGGCCTCTCCCTCGCCATCACCGGCCCCTCGACCCTTGAGGTCCGGGAGGCTACGGGAGACGGGCTAAATACCCTGTTTCCCTTGAGCCAGGAGCGTGAAGCCATCGAGACCACGACAAAGGTGCGGGCGTCCTCCATCCGGGCTCCCAGGACCCCGGAAAATATGGGTTTTGCCGGGGTGGAGCTGTCCACGGACTTCTCCGACACCCTGGATGAGGCACAGACGGCGAGACTCCGGGGGATAATCGGGGAACACCTCGACCTCCTATCCAGGACGAAACCCGGCTCCGGGATTTGGAACAGGACACTCCAGGAAGTCGGGAGGCTCGCGGACGGGACGTTCGGTTCCTCCCATCCCTGGACCCAGGCCTGGTTGTCCAGGATGACCCGGAGGGGTTGCGACCCCCTGCGACTCGGATTTGCCGGGGTGGATGCGGTACTCGATGCCCTGGACGATACCCTGGGCTGGATTACCGAGCGCTTCGACAAGGGCCTGGGCTATTGGTGGCCGAGGGGTAGACGCTCCCTCCTGGATTTCATCGTGTCGGGTTCCAGGGACGGCTCCTGCACCTCACCCTTCTGCGAGACCTGGGGTCTTGCCTTCGGATGGGAGGCCCAGCGGGATGCCCTGGACAGGCAAGTCATTGCCGAGGTGGGGCGTTTCATAGACAGGGATACCCAGCGGGTGATGACAGGTTCCGGTCTCCGTCTCTTGTGGGGTAATGTCCGGGAACTCGTGGAGTGGTACAATAGGAACCGGGAGGCCCTCGTGGGAGCTTCCCTGGGCAACAAGGTGAGACTATCGGATGCCGCCGGGTTCATCCATCTTGTCGGGAACTGGGCGCAGGGAATTAGGAGCACCTACCATCCCTTTACCTGGTTGCGACCGGGGACCGACCCCTGGGTCTCATTTGTCACGTGGATGGATACGCAGCACGGTATCAAGATACCGGGAGGTTGCAGGTGAAACCCCTACCAGCTGGATTTTTCAAAAAGGACGATAACAAGAAGTATGTACCCTTCGCCCCCATCCAGGGCGTCCGGTATTCCTCCGAGTATCTGCCCGGAGGCAGCAAACTCACGATTTCCTGGACGACCAGGGACTCCGATGCCTGGCAGAAGGTCCTGGGAGCGGTCCGTGGGCTCCCCGACCGCAGGTATAACGCGGCCACGAAAAGATGGGAGGTACCGGCGACGCCCTCGATGCTCCTGTGGTTGGCCGGGGCAGGATTTCCCGAGCCGAAAAGACCCCAGGAGCAGGCAAAGGAGAAGGTCCCGGAGGTGGACCCGGTGGAGGAGCAGCGGAAGCGCATTGCCGCTATGGAGCTGGACCCCTCCGCACCGATGATACCCGGGTTGCGGCCCTACCAGGTGGATTTCCTCAAGTTCGCACAGATACGTCACGGACGGGTCGCCCTGGGGGATGATATGGGGACGGGCAAGACGGTCCAGTCCCTCGCCTGGATGGTCTATGCGAAAAGGACCCCTGCCCTCATTGTCGTGAACGCCCCGACCAAGTTGCAGTGGATGTCCGCGTATTATCGCTGGGTCGGCTCCGTGCCGGGATATCATCCGAAGGTGGCCGTCCTGTCGGGCAGGACCCCCTACTTCCTGGAGCCTGGATGCTCCTACATCATCAACTGGGACATCTTGAGCGACTGGGAGCACGACCTGGCAAAGATGGATTTTAAGTTGTTGATAGGCGACGAGGTCCAGGCAATCGGGAACCCCGACTCCAGGCGCTCCAGGGCCTTTATGCGGCTCGCCCATAAAATCCCCGATGTGATAGGGATGTCCGGGACCCCGGCGATGTCGAAGCCTGCCCAATTTTGGCCGCTCCTCAACATCCTGGAGCCGGATATCTTCAAGTCCCAGCGTTCGTTCCTCTATCGCTACTGTGCCCCGAAACACAACGGTTTCTCCGTGACCTTCAACGGGGCCACGAATGTAAAGGAACTCCACGCCCTGCTCGTGAAGTGTATGCTCCGCCGGACGAAGGCGGAGGTGCTCAAGGATTTGCCGCGTAAGGTGATGGAGGTCGTGCCCCTGGAGGTGGATGCCCACGCGTTCCAGGAATACAAGGCGGCGGAGGCGGTCGCCTTCGCCCAGGACGGGACCTCCGAAAAGGAAATGCGGGAGAGGGTCGCCGGACTCTTGAGGACCGCATATGCCCTCAAGGAAAAGAGCCTCCTGCAATGGGTTTCGGACTTCCTGGAGTCCGGGAGGAAGTTGTTGCTGTTCGCCTGGCATCGGGATGTCGTGGACCTCCTGTTCTCGACCCTCAAGGACCACAACCCCGCAAAGATTTACGGCGGGATGTCCCAGGCGGAGCGGGAGGATGCCCGTCGCCGTTTCATCGAGGATGCCGACTGTAAAGTGATGGTGGCGAACATCCAGTCCGGGGGCGTAGGTATAGATGGCTTCCAGGACGTATGCAGCGATGTCGCGTTTGCCGAGTTCTCCCACACTCCGAACTTCCACAGACAGGCGGAGGATAGACTCCACCGCTCCGGGCAACATAACTCCGTGACCTCCTACTACCTGGTCGCCCCGGACACCGTGGATATGGATGCGGTCGAGGTCCTGGATGACCGGGCGAAGATGCTGGACGGGGTCCTGGATGGCAAGGAGGCTGCGGATGTGGACCTGCTCTCCGAACTCCTGGAACGCCGGGGCGTGGTGATGAGGGGGAGCCGATGAAGACCCGGGACCCGCAGTATAATGGGGAGAGTATGACGAACCTAGAGAAAATCTTTAACGCGGCCTCCAGGCAGCGGAGGGCGGCAGCGGTCTGTATCCTGTTGAGGGACGACTGCCTGCAATGCCCGGTCCACGGCAAGGACTGCGTTTTCGATGAGAACAAGGAGCCCCTGGCCGACTGGGCCCTGGAGGACTCCCAGGAAAAAGGAACAATTTAACCGGAGGTATATATGCCTTTACTTAAAGCACTTTTCAAACTCGCATTTACCCTTTTCCTCCTTGCCCTGCTTTTCCTGGGCCTGGGACTCGTAGCCTGGGGTATCTATGTCGGGGCGGTCGAGGCCGACTACGCCCGTGGGTGTTTCTTGATTATAGCGGGCTCCACATCCGGGGCCGCTGGGAAATATCTTATGCATTTTGTGGACTAGCCGATGCTTCAACGTGAGAAAATAGACCTGTCCCCGGAACGCCGGGTGCTTTCAAACTTGATTATGTCCACCCGCCTGCTCGCAAGATGTCGGCACGTCGGGGACCCTTCTATGTTCGAGTCCACTATGTCCAGGGCCGTAGCGACCTGGGTGTGGGATTTCTACGACCGGACCGGGGAGGCCCCAGGCAAGGCAATTTCCGACATATACCGGCAGCGGGCCAGGGAGTTGAGGGACGCAGATGCCGAACTCGTATTTGCCTACCTGGAGACCTGCTCCGATGAGTGGCTCCCGACAAACGACTCCCTGGCCGAGGAAATGGCAGTGGGATATTTCCAGGGCCGTTCCCTCTCCATCCTCAACGACAGACTCACCTCCGCCCTCCGAGCCGGGGATACCTCCGGGGCTTTCCACGCCGTGGCCGAGTTCACGAAGCCGGGCGTGAGGGTAAAGGAGTCCGTCTCCATCCTGCGGGACAGTGGGGAAATTGCCGGGGCCTTCGAGGGGGACGGGGAGGAAATCTTCAAGTTACCCGGGGAGCTGGGCAGGGTCATCGGTCCGTTCATCGAGGAAGATTTCGCCGCCTTCATCGCTCCACCGAAAAGGGGCAAGACCTGGTGGTTGATGGCGACCGCGGTCCAGGCGACACTCCAGGGGCACAAGGTCCTTTTTGTATCCCTGGAAATGAGCAAACGGCAGACGACCCGCAGATTTTGGCAGATGCTCACGGGTACCTCCAGGTATGGGGAGGAAGCCCCCTGGCCCATCTTCGAGTCCCAGGGCGACGGCTTCCGCATTTCCGACGGCAAGGCGAAGACGAAAAGGGTGGATGCCTCCCCGGAGTCCATCCAGGCCGTCCAGGAGAAACTTCGCAGGGTATCCCACGGTGGACGCCTGGAACTCCGAAACTTTCCCACGGGCTCCCTGTCCGTCCGGGGGTTGGAGCAGGAACTCAAGGACCTGGAGGTCTACGAGAACTTCTGCCCCGATGTCATAGTCGTGGATTATGCGGACATTATGGACCTAGGTTCCGGGGACTCCGAACGTGATAAATTGAACCATTGCTGGAAGTCCCTGCGGGGCCTGGCATCCTCCAGGAAATGTGTGGTCGTGACGGCATCACAGACCGGTCGTGAGACTGTGGGAGGGGAGAAGGACGCGAAGGAAAAGAACGTGGCCGAGGACATCCGAAAACTGGCCCACGTCACAAAGATGATTACGATAAACCAGACCGAGCAGGAGCAGGCGCGGGGCATCTACCGCATTTCCTGCAACACCACCCGTGACGGGGCGGTCATCCACGACCAGGTGGTATGCACCTACTGCCTGGCCATCGGTCGCCCGTTCCTGGAGTGCCAGCTGCTCTCCAGGGTGGATATGTCCGGGGAGGTGGAGTACAGGGATGGGGAGGAGTCCCAGGAACGCCCCTCCAGGAACTCGAGGGGGAGGTCCCGCAGATGACCGGGAGCCCCCGTATATCGGATTTTGAACCCTAAAAAATGAGGAATAAAAAATGGTAACATTAGAAAAAGAGGCACTCCTTGCCGCAATTAAAAAGGTAATTCCCGGCGTAGAGAAGGGCAAGTCCACCATCGAAGGTGCGGACCAGCTCCTTTTCTCCGGCAAATTTGTCCACTCCTACAACGGGATGGTCGCCGTGTCGGCTCCCTGCGATACCCAGGGCCAGGAGTTCGCCGTGAAGGGCCTGGACTTTTTCCGTCTTGTCGATAGGATGAACGACCTGTTGCTCTCCATCGAACTCGCGGGCGGTAAGCTCAAGGTCACGGGTGGCCGTACCAAGGCATCTATGTCCCTGCTCGACCCCTCCAAAATCAAGACCTATGTGGCGGCAATCAACGTCGAGGCCGTCCAGTTCAACAAGGTCCCGGAGGGCTTTGTCGATGGTATCCGCATCACGTCTATTTCGGGCAATACCACGAAACTCAAGGGCGTCGCCGTCACCGACTACGAGGATGGCTCGGCCGTCATCGCCACGGATATGAAGCGTATTTGCCTCACGAAACTGCCCTCCCCGATGTCGACGTTTTGGGTGGATGATGGCACCCTATCGGATGCCTTCAAGTGTGGGGAGCCCCTGGAATACTCCGTGACCGGCCCCTGGCTCCACTTCAAGTATGAGGACGGTACCGTGTTCTCCGCCCAGCGCAAGGACCACGCCGGCTATCCCTTCACCACCTGCAAGAACTTCGTCAATGCCATCCCCTCCGCCGAGGTGAAGATGTCGGGCAGGCTCCCCCAGGATATCAAGGATGCGGTGAACCGTGTGGCCGTCCTGGCTTCCGGTACCGAGGACAACAGCTCCCTCGTGGAAATGATTTTCCACAAGGACGAACTCGAACTCCACGCCGAGAAGCAGGGAGGTGAGGCCACCGAGACCATCCCCTGGGATGTCCCGCCGAGTGCGGACCCGGAAAATACCCAGGTTTGGGTGGATGTGGCTTTCCTCACCGAGGCGGCGAACAAGACGGTGGACTTCTCCCTCGTCTCCATCAACAACCAGCCTCCCTCCCTCATCTTCAAGAGCGACAACTACACACAGATGGTCAGCTCGAACAAGAAGTAATTTGTTGTGTCCCCTGGGATGCCCGGAAATCCTTGTATTTATCGGGCATCCCCTTTTCTTTTTTGGAGTCTTTTAGATGGGATTTTTTAGTCTACCCGATGAGTTGAAGGTCGAGGAGCCACAGAAACGCCGCAAGGCGTCCATCCCCACGGGATGCGAGGAGTGCGGGCTGGACAGGTCCGGCAGGGATTTCGGTTTTGTCGGAAAAGGCAGGGACGGGGTCCTCATCCTGGCGGATTACCCCAGGGATGGGGAGGACAACACCCTCGACAACATCTTCACCCACAAGTTCTACGACATCCTTTTCGACCTGGCCGGTCGTCGTGGTGTCCCGGAGAAAATCCTGGACGCCGCCTGGCTGGGATATGTATTGCCCTGCCCCTGCACAAAAGGGACGAGCCCCTCTCCCCTCTGCTGCCGGGAACGCCTGGACAGACTTATCCAGGAACTCAAGCCCCGCGTAATTATCGCTATGGGCATAGGCCCCATACAGGCACTTATTTGGGACCGGATGGCCGGGCGTATCAAGAATACCCAGCCCACGGACCTTGCCGGCAAGCATATCCCGGACCGGAAGTATAATTGCTGGATTTGCCCGACCTATGGACCGGAGTATGTGGCCTGGCAAAAGGAGGACGGATGCCCGAAGATGTATTTTGCCGAGCAGGTGCGTTCCGCCTGGGCCCTCAAGGATGAGCCCCTCCCGGAACTCCCGGACGACATCAAGACCACGGAGGACCCGAAGACCGCGGCGTCCTGGGTAAAGGATGTCCTCTACCTTGCCGCAGTCGGCTCTCTCGACAAGTCCCCGGATGGGGTCCTGGACGTTGCCATCGACTACGAGACGACAGGCATCAAGCCGCATCGTGAAGGTCACAGGATTGTCGCCGCATCCCTTGCCTGGAGAGAGGGAGGGAAGTATCACGCGGTCGGGTTCCGTTGGGATGGGGACTGCCCCGAACTCACGAAGGCCTGGGACGACCTCATCCACAACAAATCCGTGGGTCTTGTCGCCCACAACGCCAGCTTCGAGGCCTGCTGGTCCAGGTTCCGCGCCGGTCCTGGAAATGGGAGGACGGACTGGCCCAGCAATTGGTCCTGGGATACCTGTGTGGCCGCCCACGTCATCGACAACAACCAAAAGGTCGGGCTCAAACTCCACACCTACTGCGAGCTGGGGGTGATAGGATATGACACCAAGGCCGACAAATTTATTTCCGGGATTATGGAAGGGGAGGACCGGGATAGTTGTAACGCCTTCAATCTGCTGGCGTCCCCTGTCGGCGTCCCCTGGGGTGAGGTCGTCTATTACTGCGCCCAGGACTCGCTCTACACCCTGGCAATACGAGACAGGCAGGTCCCGCAAATCGAGGGCCTGGAGGCCCCGTTCCGTTTCTTTATGGAGGGGGTGGATACCCTTGCCCGCGTCCAGTCGGAGGGGCTCCCCATAGATATGTCGAAGGTGGATGCTCTCCGGGACAAGATGACCGGGAACTATGAGGAAGCCCTCGCCCGCATTATGGGTTCGACGGAGGTGAAGGCCTGGAGCCGTGCCCATCCTGGGGATGCCTTCAACCCGGCGTCAAATAAGCAGCTCGGTGAGGTGCTCTACGACATATGCGGACTCAAGCCTCCCAGCGGCAAGCGGGATGTGACGGAAGACTCCCTGTCCAAACTCGGTACCTCGCTCTGCAAGGATGTCCTGGCGATGCGGCACTGGTCGAAGATGCGGGACACTTTCCTCGCATCCTACTCCAGGGAGGCCGCCTGGGATGAGCCGAAGCAGTGCCACCTCATCCGTCCGTTTTTCAATCTTGCCAGCGGGGCCGGGAGTGATGGCGCCGGAGGTCCGAAGACCTACCGCTCATCCGCCGACTCCCCGAACTTCCAAAACATCCCGAAGCGTGACAAGGAAATGAAAAAGTTGTTGCGCTCCCTCTTTGTGGCTCCTCCGGGCTTCCGGTTTATGGAAATGGACTACAAATCCCTGGAGGTGATGGTCTCCGCGTCCTATCATCACGACCCGCAGATGATACATTACCTACAGAACCCGGAGTCCGATATGCACCGCGACACCGCCTGTGATATGTATATGCGTAGCCCCCAGGAACTGACAAAGGAGGAGCGTTCCTCCATCAAATCCGGCTATGTGTTCTCGTCCTTCTATGGGGCCAGCTATCGCTCCTGCGCATTGAAGATGTGGGGGGATATGCCGGCCTATACAAAGGAGCACCTCATCAAGGACTGCGGGATAAAGAACTACGACCAGTGGGAGGCCCACGTCCGCAAGGCAGACGACATCTTTTGGAACAAAAGATTTAAGGTCTACAACAAATGGAGGGACAAGGAGTGGAGAAGGTACCAGGATATGGGGTATGTCCAGGGCTACACGGGCTTTAGATGCCGTGGACCGATGGGTTTTACCGAATGCGCTAACCGTTGTATCCAGGGCTCCGCGTTCCACATCCTGCTCCGCGCCCTCATCTATGATGTCCGGGACATAAACGAGGCCGCCCGGTCCTCCGGGATGCAGTCGCGGGCCATCGGGCAGATACACGACGCCATCATCGGGCTTGTGAGGGAGGGGGAGGAAAACGCCCTCGCCTCCATCGTCTACAAGAACGGGGTGGAGAGGGTCTCCCGACTTTTCCCCTGGATTTGCGTGCCCCTCGTCATCGAGGGCGAAATGTCCGCCGTGGGTGGTACCTGGGCGGAAATGCAGGACGTGGGCGAGTTGGGACCCCAGGGCATCGTGAACCCCGCCTGGGTGGATAAATTCCCAAAACCGGGCACGAACGTATAAATCATCGAGGTAAACAAATGGAAATAATCAAGGCTAATCTAGCAGAACTCGTCCCCCATCCCGATGTCCCGTTTGCAGGGACCGCCCAGTCGGCGAAGGCCGGGGAACAATCCCCTTTAATCGTCTGTGACCGGGAACTCCGCGTGGTCTTCGGATGGGATACCGTACTTGCCTATCGCCGCCGTGCGATGGAGCGGAACCTGGAGGCGTCCACCATCGAACTCGAGGTCGTGGCACTCTCCCAGGAGCCTGTCAAGGTCGGACTCGGTCTTGTCTGTGTGGGCAAGTTCCAGGAAATCGACTACAAGAAGGTCCTGGAGGTATCCCCCGACCCCTCCGTCTTCGGTTTCGGGGACTACAGGGATATTTCGGGCTTTTTCGAGTCGGCACAGAAGGCATCCGCCGCTCCTGTCGAGACCGGGGGTTTTTTCTCGATGCCCGGAGGCATCAAGTGAGTGTCCAGGTATGTTTCGCCGGGGCGGAGGTCCCGCAGTGGTCCAGGATTGCCTATGCGGCAGGAGTCCGTAATTTCCTGTTCACCGCGTATCCCTACGTGGCGGACCGGCTGCATGTCCCCTTTTTCCAGGTAGGCCCGAAGGGACGCTGTGGGCACCCCCTCCCTCCGCACAGGGTCCTGGGGGAGACGGAGGGCCGGGTGATTATGGACTCCGGGCTCTTCACCCTCCTGTTCGGGGCCGGCAAGGGTTCCACGGGGAAGTCCGGGATTTTCCGCTGGTACGATGCCCTGGTGGAGTATATCCGCTCCCTCCCCTTCAAGCCCTCGTGCGTTGAGGTCGATGCACAGAAGATTATCGGTGTAGACGAGACCTGGACCCTCCGTGAGAGGTTCCGGGAGGATTTGCCGGGTATTGAGCAGGTAAATGTCATCCACCAGGAGGACGGGGTGAAATCCGTTGACCGGATGATAGAGTTCTCCGACTACGTGGCGGTATCCTGCCAGGAGACCCGCATCGTCTACCCTGGGGATTATCTCCCCAGGCTCATTTCCCTGGTCCGTTATATCAAGTCCAGGAAGCCGGGTATAAAAATCCATATGCTGGCCTGTACCGAGGAACCGCTCCTCAAGGAGTTGGCCCAGGATGTCACGACGGCAGACTCCACCTCCTGGCTATCCATCAACCGCTACGGCTGGGGAGGCGAACAGAGACCGCGCCAGGAAGCCCTCGACTCGATAGCCGCACAGATGGGACGGTTGAGCCTCGACTGTGGCTATAACCTCACGAAAAACAAGACCAGGGCGGAGTATTATGCCACGACATACATCGCCGCCCGCAAATTCCTCCGGGAGTACTCCGAGTTTGCCGGTCCGCAGACTTCGGGAGAGCCGGAGCTGGGGGTGAAATGAGTATCCAGGTATGTTTTGCCGGGGCCGAGAATATCAACGACCGGGACGTCGCCTATGTGGCCGGCGCCCGTAATTTCCTGTTCACGGCCTGGAATTATTTGCAGAAAAATTCCGTGGTGGCGGATGATTACGCCAGGGTATCGAGGATTATGTCCGGCTCGAACGTCACGATAATGGACTCCGGGCTCTTCACCCTCCTGTTCGGCTCGAAGTCCGGGAAGCTGGGACGTCGGGAAATCGACAACTATTTCTATCGCCTCGTGTCCTTCATCCGGGGGATGAGGGAGAAGCCCGTATGTGTCGAGGCGGATGCGCAGAAGATTATCGGGGCGGAGGCCACCTGGGAACTCCGGCGGAAGTTCCGGGAAGCCCTCCCAGGGGTCCGGCAGATAAATGTCGTGCACCCGGAGGATGGGGTGGAAGGCCTGGACCGCATAATCGACTTCACGGACTACCTGGGCATCCCCTGCGTGGAAATGCGGAGGCTGGACCGGACCGCTGCCGCCGGGCAAATCCGGGACCTCGTCTATTACGCCAAGTCCAGGAAACCGGGCATAGACATCCATCTTTTGGGTTGTACCGACCTGGGTATCCTGGACTCCTTGAGGGAGGATGTCACGACGGCAGACTCTACCTCCTGGAATGCGCATCGTAAGTTCGGGTACCGGGATGGGATGGCACCTACCCCGGAGTTCGAGGCCAGGGTGGGGGAGGCGGTGAAGGGATGCCGGGAACTCTCCCGCTACAACGTAGGGGAGTCGGAGAACAGGGTCAAGGGATATACCGCAATGTATATCGGGGCCCTGGAAATACTCAACGACCTGGAGGGCAAGGTGGGTCCCCAGGTGAAGGGGATACCGTTGGTGTCCCTATAATGATTTTGTCAACTCTAAAAACGAGGTAAATTATGTACACAGTCAAGAAAAGGATGGAAATTGCCGGGGCCCATCGCCTCGCCCTGTCCTATGAGTCCAAATGCCAAAACCTTCACGGCCACAACTGGATTGTCGAAGTGACCCTGCAGTCCCAGGAACTCAACGCCGACGGTATGGTGATGGATTTTTCCCACATCAAGCGCGAGGTCCACAAGGCCCTCGACCACAAATGCATCAACGATGTCGTGGCCCCGCTGAACCCCACTGCCGAGAATATGGCGAAGTGGATTGCGGACAGACTCGGGCCTACCTGCGTGAGGGTATCCGTCCAGGAGTCCGAAGGCAACATTGCTATTTGGGAGGCCTAAAGATGGAAGGCGAAAAGAAAATCGTATACAAGCGTGAGGACGGCCAGGACCCGCGCGACATCAAGTGTACCACCTATCAAATGCGGAACTTCTATGCACAGTTTGCGGATGGCTTTTTTTCTAACCTGGACTGGATGAACTATATACAGCATTATGCCGTCGCCCGGATGGCAAAGAAGGGCGCCTCCGTCCTGGATGTCTGTTGTGGTCGCTCCCTGCTCCTCCCGCTCCTCCGCTACTATGCCGGCGATATCGAGAAATACACCGGGGTGGACATCTGCGAGAAGAACATCAACGAGGCGAAGGGTGGGGCCTCCCGCGCCGCCAGGGGCAAGAAACTCGCCCCGGAGGAGCTGGAGAAGTACTACCCCTTCAAGACGGAGTGGCTGCTCCACGATGTCGCCACGATGTCGGAAGTCGTGCCCGAAGACTCCCAGGACCTCGTGGTCTATACCTCCGCCCTGGAACATATGCACAAGGAGTTCGGGGCGAAGTCCCTGGAGGAATGTTTCAAGGTGATGAAGGACTCCGGCGTGATGTTCCTGTCCTGCCCCAATACCCCCGGCAATGGTTTCGATGTGCAGTACGCCGCCCACGTCTATGAGTGGGGGTACGATGAGCTGAAGCAGGAACTAGAGCGCATCGGGTTCCACATCGAGCACGAGGTGGGTCTCGTGATGTCCGCCGCCGATATGAAGGCGATGGTGGAGGAACTCCCCCAGGATTTGCAGAAGTTCTACAAGACTATGGGAAAATACCTCCCCACGTCCTTGATGACCGTGTTGATGGGTATACCCTATCCCAAGAAGTCGAAGGAAATTTTGTTTATTTGTCGTAAAAAGAAACCGGAGGCCTCCGGGGGATTTTTCGACCTGGACGACCTTCGCCCGGAAAATATCGAGGACGACTAGATGACGCAGAAGACATACCTGTCCTGGGATGATGTGGAACATATGCTGGATGAGGTGGTGGCCAGGCTCCCGTCCGGCTCCCACTTCACCGGCGTCTACGGCCTCCCCCGTGGGGGCCTCGTTCCCGCCGTGATGCTCTCGCATCGCCTGGACATCCCGCTCCTTGCGGCAGCCTCGCCCGGATGCCTTGTCCTGGATGATATCGCGGACTCGGGCATCACCCTCAAACATTACAGTGACCTGGGCTACAAAATCGCAGTCCTCGTCTACAAATTCCATAGGTCGGAGGTCCGCCCGGACTACTCCGGCCTCATCACCAACGACCCGAACTGGGTCGTATTTCCCTGGGAGAAAAAATAGATGCTGGAAGTTTTGGAAATCTTCGACTCCATAGATGGGGAGGGACTCCGTGCCGGTGAACTCACGACCTTCGTGAGGCTTTCCGGCTGCAACCTCCACTGTCGCTACTGCGATACCGCCTACTCCATCCGCAAGGATAACCCCGACGCCGTGAAGATGGGCGAAAAGGAAATCCTGGAGAAGGTAAAGTACCACAACGTCACGATTACCGGGGGCGAACCGCTCTCCCAGGTCGGGACCTGGGACCTTGCCTATTCCCTGGCGAAGGCGGGCCACTCCGTGAATATCGAGACGAACGGGACCTACCCTGTCCCTCCGCCGGAAAATCGGCCGGGCATCTTCGTCACGATGGACTATAAATGCCGCTGCTCCGGCCATCACCAGGAAATGAAGGCGATAACATTTGCCAACCTGGGGCAGGGGGATGTCATCAAGGCGGTGGTCGACTCGGAAAAGGATATGCAGGACGCCCTCGAGTTCATCCGGGGACTCGATACCCGGGCCTGGGTGTATATTTCCCCCTGCTGGGGCTTCGAGACGGCGAAGATTGTCGACTTTATGAAGCAGCAGGACCTCCAGGGGAAGTTCCGGGTCCAGCTCCAGCTACACAAGTACATTTGGGACCCCAAAGCAAGGATGGTATAAGATGATTTCGGATGACGAAAGAAAGCAGAAACTGGCGGAACTTTTCGCCCAGGTCCTCCCGCTCCTCACGGACTCTACGGACCCGGACCTAAAGGAGACCCCGCAGCGGGTGGCGAAGTACTGGGTGGAACTCACCCAGGGGGCAAGGTACTCCAACGAGGAAATTGCCCGGATGTACGGCAAGACTTTCCCGGTCTCCACCCGGTCCGTGGTCGAGGTCAAGGACATTGCGGTGTTCTCCCACTGTGAGCATCACCTCGCACTGATGTACGATATGTCCGTGGATATCCGCTACCTCCCGAACCTCAAGGTCCTGGGGCTCTCCAAGTTCGGACGCATCGCCAAGATGTGTGCCTCCCGGCTCCAGCTCCAGGAACGGCTCACCCAGGACATCTACAATGTCCTCTCTATCGCGCTGGAGACAAAGGACATCGAGGTCATCATCCGGGGCAAACACGGTTGTATGACCGCCCGTGGCATCCAGTCCAGGGAGTCCTTTACCGAGACGAGGGTGGCCGGGGGTATCTTCGATACCGGGCTCCCGCGTATATAGGAAAATGTCGGGGGATGACTTCGAGCGAGTGGTATCCTCTTTGCATCCCCCTGGAGGCTCCCGGTCCTCCCTAAAAACCCGGGATTTTTATTGTCGCATCGTCCAGCTGGACAGGACATAGCCCTCCGAAGGCTAAAACAAGGGTTCGAGTCCCTTTGTGGCAACTATCGCCGGTATCCTGGAGAACTTTTTTGTAGTCGTTTTTCTCCGCCGGGATACCGGCAAATTTAATCTCAAAAGGAGTCAACAATGGATGATACCGAAGTCGAATGTCCCGAGTGCGGGCATGTCTTCTACCCGGACCTGGAACCCGTGACCTTCGATGTGGAGGAAGCGACCCAGGCCCTGCTCCGCAACTACCTCAACGGGGGAAGTGCCGGGGATGCCGAAAAACTCAAAACAGCAATCGAGAACTGCCTGGTGAACGAGCTGGGTGTCTCAAAAGGAGTAATCTAATGTCGAACTACAAAGTGACAAAGGAAATGGTCGAGGAGCAGATTGTGGACAAGACCTTCACCACCCTGCCCAGTGGCAAGAAGATGGTCTGTGAACTCACCCTCAAAAACGGCTTTACCGTGACAGGTGAGGCTAGCGTGGTGGACAAGGAAAATTTCGTCCAGGAAGTCGGGGAGAAAATCTCCTACCAGCGGGCTTTCGACAAGGTCTGGTACCTTTTGGGCTATGAAATGCAGACGAAACTCTACGACTCCAGGAGGAACGGCTAATGTCCCTCTATCAACAGTACCGCCCCCGCACCCTGGAGGAAATGGTCGGCAACTCCGCCGTCGTCCAGGGCATCCGCAATCACTTCGCCCAGGACAAGGCCAGGGTATCGCACTCCCACATCATCTACGGCCCGAGCGGCTGCGGCAAGACGACCCTCGCCCGAGCCATTGCTACGTCCATCCTGGGAGCCGACCCGGACATTTCCGTCCACGAAATCAACTTTGCCTCCAACCGTGGCGTGGACACCGCCCGTGAAATTATCGAGCAGATGAAGGTATTGCCCCTCGTATCCGGGGCCGTGGTCTACATCATCGACGAGGCCCACGGGATGACGACCGATGCTAAACGCGCGTTCCTCAAGCCCCTGGAGGACTGCCCCGACCACGTCTACTTTTTCCTCTGTACGACAAACCTCACCCAGCTGCTCAAGGGGGACGAGGGCAAGGCCATCGGTACCCGCTGCACCCAGTGGAAGGTCGAGCCCCTCACCGGCAGGCAGTTGGGGAAACTCGTTGCCGAGGTGGCGGAAAAGGAACAGTATCCCCTGGATGATGAACTCCTCACGGCCATAGTGGATGCGGCGGATGGTTCGCCCCGAGCGGCCCTTGTCGCCCTGGAAAAGGTGATGCCCCTGTCCGACCGGGACGCCCAGCTCAAGGTCCTGGAGGGTGGGGTGGATGAGGACCCGGATACCCTGGAACTCTGCCGCCTGCTCACAAAGAACTCGCCCTGGAGCGAGGTTTCCCGCTCCCTCGCATCCCTCAAGGGGACCGTGGACCCGGAAGCCCTCCGGCGCGGTATCCTGGGCTATTGCCAGACCTGTATGCTGAAACGCCCCTCCCAGGACATCGCCCGGGTGATGGAGGAGTTCAGCATCCCGACCTATGACACAGGCTTCCCCGGTATCGTCCTTGCGGCCTGGAGGGTCGGCAGTAGATGACCGGGGCCTCCCGTATATCGGATTTTGAACCCTAAAAACGAGGTAAACAATGACTGAATTTTTCCCCAGTGACAACAGGGACCTGGACCTGGACTTCAAGGATTTGCAGACATCCGTGGCCCGCCAGTCCTCCCTTTACGACTACTACGCCAGCAAGGCAGCCGATGCACGCGAGGCCAGGGACCGCAAGGTAAATTCCCTCGATGCCCGCACCGCGGCCGTGGAGTTGGAAATCCGCAAGAAAGCGGCCGATGCCGGCGAAAAGCTGACCGAGGCGAAGGTTTCCGCGATGGTGGAGTCCGACCCGGAACTCCTCAAGATGAAGGACGAGGTCGTGACCCTCAACCGAGCCCTCCAGGACGCCGAGACCATCGTCCGTGCCCTGGACCACAAAAAGACTATGATAGAGTGCGCCGTCCGTATGGCAATCTCCAACTCTTACGAGACCTCCGCCTCCGGCGCGGTCTCCGACTTCTCCGCGGACAATGCCCAGCGCCAGCTCCGCGATAATCTCAACAAAGGGAGGGACTAGCAATGGCCTTCAATCGCAGTGACATCCGTTTCGGAAATCGTTATCAACGCCAGGTAGAGACAAACGAGGACAAGGGCGGTGCCCGTGGTCCTAGCTTTATGGACTACCGTGGCTGCAAGCTCAAGTTCTACAAACTCGGCAAGGTCGGGGATTACCAGGACATCAACATCCTGCCCTGGAAGGTCGGGGGCAACAAGCATCCGCTCGTCAAGTCCGGGGAAATGAAACCCGGGATGTGGGACTATGTCCTGGATGTTTGGGTGCACCGCAATATCGGACCGGACAAGGGCTCCTACCTCTGCCCGAAAAAGACCTACGGCAAGTCCTGCCCCATCTGTGACGAGGCATCCCGCCTTGCCGACAACGAAGGCACCCAGGCAGCTGCCGGGATGTGGGCTTCCCGCCGCTCCGTCTACCTCGTCCAGGAAGTCGACGAAAAGGGACGCGGGGGCAGTGAGCCCCTCATCTTCGAGACCTCGCACAATACCTTCACCAAGGACCTCGTGGATGAGTCCACCGCCTGTATGCGTGGCCAGGGCGTGGTGGATTACGCGAACCCTGGACCGGACGGCCGCGTCGTCTCGTTCCGCGTCGGCGAGGACACTATGGGTGGGGGTCGTACCTACAAACTCGCAAAGAGTTTCTCGTTCAATAAGCGCCAGGAGGAAATCCCGGACGAGGTGCTGGAAGCCTGCCCCTCCCTGGATGAAATGCTCGTGGTCCCGACCCCGGAACAACTGAACAAGGCCCTTTTCGGTGGCCCGGATGAAGAGCCCCAGGATGAACCCCAGGGCCGCCGCTCCTATCGTGAGGAAGCCCAGGACGACCGCAGGGACTACGAGAGGGACAGGGAACGCGACCGCTCCTCCAGGGATGAGGAACTCCGCCAGCGCGACCGTGACGATGGATACCGTGGCGAACCGGAACCCTCCAGGTCCGAAGGTCGCACCCTCCGTGGAAATGATGGCAAGGACTTCGAGGACCCGTTCCCCGACCAGCCCACAGGCTTGAGCCGTGGCCGTGATAATCGCCAGGAAGAGCCCCAGGAACCGCGCCAGGAGCGCTCCCGTAGGGAGGAGCCCCAGGATGAGCCGGAGCCCTCCAGGAGCCGCCAGCGCGAGCCGGAACCGGAGCAGGAGAACCCCTGCCCGAACAAATACCAGTTCGGCGTGGAATGCGACAAGAAGGCCCTGTGCTACAAGTGCCCGGATGCCATCTACAACCGTTGCCGCGAGGCATCCCGCAGACGCTAGGTAATTTGACCTCCAAGCAATCGAGTCCCGGTGTGATGAACACCGGGATTTTCCGTATAATATCCTGGAAAAATCAACCAAATAACGAGGTAGAATTTTATGGCTAAAGAAAAGGAAATCACCCCCACTATGATAACGGGCTGCGACCTGCTGGACCTGCTCCTGGGAGGCGATAAGGGAGTCTACGGGCTCCCCTTCGGCAGTATCTTGAATATCATCGGTGACAAATCCGCCGGCAAATCGTTCCTCAAGAACGAAATAATTGCGGCGAACCACTGGGCCCTGGGGGACAGGATGGCCTGGGAGTCGGACGACACCGAGTCCGGGGATACCTTCGACACGACCAGGCTCTACGGTTTCGATATCCACCCGGCAGACCGCCGCATCGGCTCTAAACGGGACATCCAGGACGCCGCGACAATCGAGGAAATGGACGCGAAGGTATCCCTGTTCCTCCAGTCCATCGACAAGGACCAGGTGGGTATCTATGCGGTCGACTCCCTGGATGGCTTGAGTGACGCCACCCGTGAGGCGATGGAGGCCGGACGCCTGGGACAGTTGAAGCAGAACAAGGAGGTCAAGGACCCGGGGGACTACGGGGCACAGATTGCCAAGTTCTTGAGCCAGCAGTTTTTCCGAACCAAGCACAAGAAGCTGGAGGATGCCCGGGTGTCCCTCATCCTAGTGTCCCAAATCCGTGACAAGATGAACGCCGCGGCCTATGGTCCGAAGTGGGAGGTCTCCTGTGGCAAGGCCCTGGAGTTCTACTCCCATACCCGCGTATTTTTGAAGACGGTGCGGCAGATAAAGAAGGGGGACCTCGTGGTCGGCGCCTACGTGGAGGCCTCCACCATCAAATCCAAGACCCCGCGCCCCTATCGCAAGGCATACTACTCCGTCTACTTTGACTACGGCATTGACAATATCGGCTCGAACCTGGACTACCTTTTCGACCTCGTGAACGACAAGGGGGAAATCATCAAGGATGCGGCAGCCGCCATCGCCTGGGATGCCGGGGCGAAGGTAAAGGACCTCCCCTCCCTCACCGTTTGGCTCGAGGCCCAGGGATTGAAGGACGCCTGTCGCCAGGCAAAGAAGGAAAAGACCGGGAACTCCACCCTGTCCCTCGCCTGGATTTTGGAGTGGGTCGCATCGGACCCCGACCGCGCCCTCGCCCTGGACAGGGAGTTCGGCAAGGAGTTCTCCAGGGAGCAGTTAATCGAAATGTGCGAAAAGGACCCCTCGATGCGGGAGGAACTCACCCGGAGGGTCCGGGAGAAGTGGGAGGCGGCGGAGGATGCCGCAGCCAGCCATCGCCCGTCCAAGTACGCCAGGGGGTAGGTTTTGGATGCCTTGAAGTTATGGGAGAAGTTAAAGAAAATCCCGAAGGCCCAGGAGCCTACAAAGGAAGCCGCCAGGATGATAGAGTCCGGGGAGCTGACCCCGGAGGAAACCGCCACGGCCGTGGCAATTATGGCAATGATGCCAATTTTAATGCTCAAGACATTGGAGACCTAGATGCATAGACTTTACATAGGAATAGACAACGGGGTCACGGGCACCATCGCCTGGATGGACTCCAGCTCCCCGGATACCCAGGGCCGCGTCGAGACCAAGATGGTCGAGACCCCGGTATTTTCCGAACAATCCTACACCAGGGAGAAAAAGAACATTTCCCGCATCGACACAAAGAGGCTGGAGGAGTTCTTCTCGATGATTTCCCAGGGCATCAACCCTTCGGACATCCTGGTGGTCATCGAGCGACCGATGGTGAACCCGATGCGCTTTGCCGCATCCTGCTCCGCCCTCCGGGCCCTGGAGGCGACACTCATCATCGTGGAGCGTTTCGGATTTGCCCGGATGTATTGTGACTCCCGCGCCTGGCAGAAAAAGATGTTGCCCCAGGGCTGCAAGGGGGATGAACTCAAGAGGGCTAGCGAAGACATAGGTCTCCGCCTTTTCCCCTCCCTGGAAAAGATTATCACGAAACACAAGGACGCTGACGCCCTGCTTATTGCCGAGTGGGCCCGGAGGGAGGGTCTGTAGATGATTGAAGGGTTGAAAATTTCCAATTTCCAAAGCCACAGGGACTCCTCCCTGGAGTTCTCACCGGGGGTAAATGCCCTCGTGGGGGACTCGGACTGCGGGAAGTCCGCCGTTATGCGGGCCCTCCTGTGGGTCATCACGAACCAGCCCCAGGGGGATGCCCACGTGAGCAACTGGCTCAAGGACAAGAAGGGCAAGGTGAAGGGGATATGCCAGGTGTCCGTCGTGCTGGATACCGGGACCGTGACCCGCTCCAGGGGCAAGGACGAGAACTCCTACGAATACCACCCCGATGATGACGGCAGCCCGGTGGAGGCCCCGTCCGTGAGGTTCGAGGCGATGCGGTCGGATGTCCCGGTGGAAATCTCCCGGACCTTCGGCATCGGTCCCGTGAACATACAACGGCAGATGGACCCACCGTTCCTCATTTCGGCGACACCGGGTGAGGCCGCCCGCTACATCAACTCCCTGGTCGACCTGTCGGAAATCGACACCGCGATGTCCGTCACGAACTCGATGTCCAGGGAGTGCTCCGCCGATATGAAGGCGGCGAACGACGCGGTCTCCAGGCTTGAGGGGGAAGTCGGGAGCCTGGGATGGGTGAAGGACCTGGAAAAGGTGGCGGATGCCGCGGAGAGCCTGGAGGGCTCCCTCAAGGAAGCCCAGGGAAAGCACGGAACCCTCACGGATGAACTGGGACGACTCGAAGCCGCCGCCCGCCGGTGGGCCTCCCTGGACCTCTACGCAAGGGAGGTGGAGAAGGTCCTGGAGAGGTTGGAGAAGGTCTCCCGCTCCCTCGATGGGGCTATGTCGAAGTATAACCGGCTAAACAAGGATTTCCTGGCATTTAGGGCCGTGGAAAAATCCCTCCGTGGGATGGAGAGGGTGGACGAAGTATCCGGGCTCCTGGACCGCGCCGGCGAAATCCTGGGGATGCTGGAGAAGTCCTGCAGACTCCTGGATGCCGGAAAACTCACGGAATATGCCGGGGCTGCCCGTTCCGCATCCCTGGACCTGGAAAAGGTCGAGCAGGTCCTCTCCCGGTTGTCCAGGATGGGCTCCGCCCTTGAGGGGACCCGGGAGTCCCTGGAGCGTTCGCAGAACGACCTCGCAAATCTTCACAAGGGCCTGGAAGCCATCGAGAGAGCGAACCGGGAAATCGAGGAACTGGAGCACTCCCTGGAAGGTAAGGTATGCCCCTGCTGCGGTCGTCCCATACATCGGGCAGAAAAATAAGTAAAAAATAAGAAATAAATAAGTTCCGGGAGACCGGGACTTTTATATTTTTGGGGTATAGAAAACATCAACAAGAGGATACCACAATGACGCATGAAAAAATCGAACAGCTCAAGCAAATTAACCGTGCCTGCGTCGCCATCGCGGAGGAAATAAACCTCGCCGGCCTGGAACAGGACAAGGACCTTTTCGTGAACATCGCCCCGTTTAGGCAGATGAGGGACGGGCAGGGATGCCTCCAAGTTTGGAGCCTGGGAGAGGACCTGGACTACAAGGACGCGGATGTTTGGCTTACCCTTGATGCGCGCGGAGGATATCTCGCTAGCGTCAGCTGGAAGGCTTCTGCGACAACCAAGGAGTTCCGCGTGGCCACGACTTCCGAGTTCTACGACCTGGCCTGCACCATCGTAGGAGGATGCTAGTATGTTTTATATCCTCACGCAGAGCTACTCCGTCTACTTCGGCAAGGACAAGCAACTCCTCCCTATGGCCCCGGTACCGGGGGAAAGTTCCATCGAGAAATGTGTGGACATCGAGGATGCCCGCCGCTCTATGAACAATCGCCTTGTCAACTACATATTCTGCCCGCTGCCTGATTGCCGCTGGGAAATTAAGTCCCGCAAGACAACGGACCTGGTAGACCGCAAGTATGTTTTCCAGGAGTCGGAACCCCGCCCCGTGGATGATGGGAGTTGCTACGTCGCCATCCGCAGGGAGTTCACCCTCGTACAGGACCTTTAGGAGTAAATAATGAAAGCCACAGACGAACTCTATCTCAAATATGCCGGGATAATCACCGCGGTCGTGAACCACTACTCCCGTGATTTCCCGGACCTTGAGGATGACCTCTACCTCCAGGCCGGTCTCATCTTCTGCCAGGCCTGCGAAGCCTTCAAGCCGGAGCACCCCTCCGGCGCCAGCTTCGATACTTTCCTCCGCCACAAACTCCACTCCTTGACCTGGCTAATCGACAAGGCCCTGCACGGACCCTCGCTGCTGGAGAGCAGGGGTAAAGCCCCGGTGCGTGTGGCAACCGTCTGCGACCAGGACGAGGACGCGGCGGTAGGGGACCCCAGTTGTGGGACCTTCGCCCTCATCCAGGGCGTAATGCCGGATACATTGGCAGATTATAGCAGGCAGCTCGAGGCCTCCGGGGAATATCCCCAGGAACTCCTCCCGTACCTGGAAGCCCTCCAGGGGGATGCCCTCCAGGTGTTCAAGGACTTTACGGAGGGATACTTCAAGATTAAGCCGGACCCCTCCAGGAGCAGGGAGTTCAACCGGGCAAAGGAATACCTCACCCCTATGAAGATTTACCGCCGGCGGTACCTCAAACTGGGGTGGAGCCTGGAGAGGACCCGCAGGGCGTTCAATGGGCTACAGGGTATGCTGAAACTCTATATGCAGGGCAGGCTCCCCTGTAATCTCATCCCCTCGACATAGGAGCCTCTCGATGCCCTTTAAAATTTTGGAACCCATCCGATGCTCCAGGTGTTCGGGTACCTGGGATGATGAGGGGAGACCCCCGACCCTCAAGACAATAAACGGGAGGCTCAAGTCTTCGGGGTGGTATCCCGACCCGGATAGTCCGGGCTATTGGATTTGCCCGGAGTGTGCGGAGGAACTCCTCCAGGACTACCGGGAGTCCCCGTAAAGTCATTTTATCCATAAAGGAGTTGCAATGTCGCTAATTTTGCGAGTCATACTTTTTGTCGTGTTTGCGGGTATCCAGTTCTCCCTCCCATTCGCGGTTCTGCACTGGGGTTTCGGGCTTGACGATGAGTGGTGCCTGTTCCTGTCCTGGATATGGGCCACCGCGATGATTTTGGTCGTCACCTCACCGACGCCGGAGGGACCCAGGGATGAGTAAGGTACTTATTACCGCGGACTGGCATATCCGTGGGGACAGACCCCGCTGCCGGGTGGACGAGGACTGGCTGGAGACCCAGCGCCGGGACATCCGGGCCGTTTCGGAAATCGCCAGGGAGGAAAAGGTCCGGGAGGTTTGGATTTTGGGGGATTTGTTCCACCAACCCAGGGTTTCCACGGAGGCCCTAAATATGGTACTCTCCGAACTCCTGGACATCCAGCAGAACCGCACCGTCCGCATCCTCCCAGGAAATCACGACCTACCCTACCACGACTACGGGAACCTGGAGTGCTCTAGCATCGGGGTCGTGCTGAAGTCTTTTGGTGAGCTGGGCACGGAGGCCCTGGATAACCTCAAGGTCTATGCCGTCCCCTTCGGGATGGAGGACGAGGATAGCCCGGAGTTCAAGGGCGCCGATATTTGGGTGACCCACCAACTCACTTTCCCCGATGACGCCGCCCGTCCCATCAAGGGCGTAGGGGTCACCGCGCAGGAACTTCTCGATAAATTCCCCGGTAGGTTGGTCCTCACAGGGGACTACCACAATGGATATGTCTATACCGCAAGGGACGGACGGCAGGTCGGGACCCCCGGATGCCTCAACATCCAGGCGGCGGATTTATTGGAATACTTCCCGCAGGTCCTCATCCTGGACACGGACACCCTGGACATCACCACGAGGGTCCTGCCTCCCCGCGCCGAACTCGTGGTCACGGACTACCTGGTCGCAGAAAAGGAGAGGGACGAGAGGATGGAGAAGGTGCTCCAGGTTGTCGGGGATGGCTCCGCGGTATCCCTATCGTTCCGGGATAACCTGGAAAATATCATCAACTCCCAGGAGTTCAAACCGGCGACCGATGTCTACCCGGAACTCCTGGACAGGCTTAACAAGGACAGACAATAATGATAGAGCGCAGTACATTGGAAATGGTGGCCCGGAAAATCGGGCAGCCCCTTGTGGCCCTGCCCCCGTCCTGGGACCCCTGCCTTGTCGGGTGGACCGCTTCGGCCGGCCCCGTGATAGCCGTCTACGACTATGACCTGGGCCGCATCGCCCACTCCCCGAAGATGGGGGAGTTCGACGACATCCTCCTGGATGCCCTCCGGGGAGCCAGGACCGGGGACCTCGTGCCCCTCATCATCCACACAAGAAATCACGACTAAAGGAGTCAAAAGATGAGTAATAGTATTGTAGCCCTCGATATCGAGACGGTCCCCCGCGCGGGGATTATGGAGACCTGGTACCCCCAGTGGGCAGCAGGGAAGTACCCCGGAAAAGAAGGGGAGGAACTGGAGGCGATGGCGGCGTTGTACCCGGAGTTCGGGCAGATTTGCTGCGTCTGCTGGGGCGACCTGTCGGAGCCGGAACACAGGCTCATCCCCACCGTCTACGGGATGGTGGCGGAGAACCTGGACAGGGAGGCGGAACTACTGGAGGTCCTTGCCTCCGCCCTCGATGACTCCGTGACCCTCGTGGGTCACAACCTCAAGGGGTTCGACATCCCGTTCCTCACGAAACGCTACCTTGCCCATCATATGCAGGTACCCCCGGCCCTCCGGCTCCTGGGCAAAAAGCCCTGGGAAATCAAGCACCTGGACACTATGGAACTTATGCGGTTCGGGTCCAGCAATATGTCCCTCCGCTCCGCCTCCCTGCTCCTGGGTTTCCAGGACCCGAAGCAGTCCTGTGACGGGGTGAAGGTTTGGGACCTTTTCAAAGAAGGCAAGATGTCGGAAATCCGGGACTACTGCTCCGGTGATGTCCGCGCGGTCGGGGACATCTACTTCAACCTCCACAGACTTGCGGGGCTGGACTGATGACCCGGCAGGAAATCCTGGAGTTGATAGAGACGGTGGCCGAGGGAGCCCAGGTGGCGGTCCTTGATGATATGGACGAGGCCTGCCTGGGTATCGCATTGACGGCTACCCCGCATCTTGTCTACTCCAGGTCAAAATGTATAAAGGTCCTCCAGGAGTCCGGGATGTCCCAGGATGAGGCGGAGGAGTACTTCGAGTATAATACCGCCCGGTCCCTCCCGTATATGGGAGAAAACAACCCCGTAATAGTAGAACCCTAAAGGAGTTAAAAAGATGGCGACAGAAGTCGAAAATTTGATAAAGAGGGTGGATGCCCTCAAGTCGGAAAAGGCGAAGGCCCAGGGCATCGTGGAAGGTATCCAGGCCCGGTGGCGGGATGAACTCGGGACAGACGACCCCGACAAGGTAAAGGAAATCATCGCAGAGACCGATGCCCAGGTCCGTGAACTCTCCCAGGAATACGAAAATACCATCCAGGAGGCCCGCAAGCTCCTGGATGAGGCGGAAGGGTCGAGGTAGGTATGTCCCGACGTATAACTATTAAGGACATCCCCTGGATGAGGGATGCCGAGGCCTCCCACAAGAGCAACTGGCTCGCCGACTCGAAGGGAGGAGAACCCAACCACTGGCCGGAGCCGGAGGACAAGCGATGAACGCACAGGAACTACGCTCCATCACCTCCCGGTACGTCGGTCGCCGTGAGGCCCTGGAGTCCCAGCTGGAAGGGGCGAGGAAAAGGGCGGAGGGGCTGGTGGCCCGCAAGGCCTCCATCGACTCGCTCATCCTCGCCGTGCAGAAGGCGGCAAGGGATACCCAGGACCAGCTCCGCGTCCGCATCGAGGATGTGATACAGACCGCCCTGGATGCCGTTTTCCCGGACTCCTACCTTTTCAAGACGGAGTTCGTGGCCCGGAGGGGTCGCACCGAGTTGGATATGTGGCTCGACAAGGACGGCTCCAGGATGGACCCGCTAGACAGTAACGGAGGGGGAGTCGTGGATGTAATCTCCCTCGCTCTCCGGGTCTGCTGCCTCACGATGTCCAAGAACTCCCGCATCCTGCTCCTGGACGAACCGTTCCCGCACATCCGTGGGGGAGCCCGGCAGAGGCTGGGGGAGGTCCTGGGGATGATATCCCGGCGACTCGGTATACAGGTGATTATGGTCTCCGATGTGGCCGGCACATCCATCGTCCCGGACCGGGAGTTCCAGGTATCACTAGACCGCTCCCACATTTCGAGGGTGGAGGTCAAGGACTCCGAGGTATCCGCATAAGATTTCCCTGGCCCCGATGGCAGCAGAGGGTACCTAGTCCCTCCACACGATTGCCATAACACAACAATACCGCTGCCGGAGGGGCTTTTTAATTTCAACCTAAACAAAGGACTAGAAGATGAGCACAAAAAAGAAATCCGAACCCAAGAACGAAAAACCCCAGGGCATCAAGGCGCAGACGGACACCCAGTACTGCGCCGACCTCGTGGGCAAATTGTCCCAGGCCGTCGTGGCCGGGGATGACAAGAAGGCCTCCGAAATCATCGAGACCGTGAACGGCTACGTGGGCTCCCTGCTCCAGCGTCAGCAGGACGCGGAAAAGAAGGCGGAGGAACTCCAAAAGGAAGCCCTCCGGCTCCAGGCCCTCCGCCAGTCCCTCCAGGATGCGGCCACGGCCCTCCGGGATATCCGCAACTGCAAGGCGGAGGGATAGTCCCGGTGGCGGACAGGTTCCCCACACCCACGGATACGGAAAAACGACTCCTCAAGGCGGGAGTCGTTCCCCGGTCGTGGAGTTTTGCCCAGGCCCGCAACTGGCTTTGGCGTCACGGTATGTCCCTCACAAATCTATGCAGGGAGGGAACCAAGAGAGGGGAACGGAAGCTCCGGGCATATGCCGCCTGGCGGGATGTCCTGGACCCCAACGAGACCCCCTCGATGTACAAGAGGATAGCCTATGTGCCAGGAGGGGGCAAGCTATCGAACAAGGCGGGGCGACCGTTCCCCAAGCCCCCGAACCCCCACCAACTCGGAACCCCCAGGGAACTCTCCCTGGAGGAAATGGACCACAAGGCTTCGAGAAAACTGCGGCTAATCACCCGGGCGTTCGGGGAAGTCCCCATAACCGCAAAGGACCTCAACGCCCTGCTCGCCCTCCCCTCCCCGTTCAAGGGTACCCCACGACTCTACCCCTGTGGTAGGATGTGGAGGCCCTGCGAGGGAGCCCCGGATGCCCAGGAACTACCACCACCACAGACGATGTTCAAGGCCCGGCCGACAATCGAGCCCCGGTTCCTGGCATCCATATGCGGCAGAGTCCTGCAATGGCTCGCGATGAACCCCCACGCCACCCCTTCACAAATAGCGGAGGCGATGGGGACGACCACCAGCGAGGTGAACCGATACATCGCCAGGCTCCGCAAGCGTGGGCTAATCATCAAGGCGGAGGTGTGGACGATATGTCCCTCCCTCATCGGTGAGGACCGGATGTTCAAGTATAAGTAGTCGGAGGGGGAAATCCCCTCCGTTTTTGATACAGGTTTGTTATGAAAAAGAGACTAGACAAAAAGAAGACTGTCGCCCGAGCCATCGCCCGGAAAATCGAGCGGTATATTGCGACCGGGATGAGCCCCAAAAATGCCAGGGAACTCGCCAGGGATGAGGTAAAGCACTTCCTCAACGCATTTTATAGACTCCGTGTCAAGCCTTCGCACAAATCCTGTCCCATATGCGGGCAGTCCAGGAGGACCGGGTACTTCAAGGCCTGCGGAGGATGCTACGAAATCCTGGAGTGGCGGGAGAGGCTGGACAGATTTTTCGATGGTCGCCGGGCCTCATTTAAGGGGACAGGGGCGGACCTCCGCTGGAGGTACGAGGGCTACCGCATCATCCTGGAAGTCATCGAGGATGTGAAGGCGGAAGTGGTGGAGGACGGCAAGATACAGAACCGCCGCCTCCGTTTCACGGCATCCCAGGTCCTGTCCCTGGGAGAAGTCAAGGCCCTGGACAACCTGGGCCAGGTCCTGGCAAAACTAATCGTCGAACTATACTGCAGGGCACACGCGGAGGCGCAGGCCTGGGTGGATGAGAACGACCGGGCCCTGTCCGTGGGAGGGCTACTCCTCCCGACCGCAGGCGGGAAGTGGGGCTCCAGGTGATAGACTGGAAGCGACTACTCGATGACCTGGGAGTCCCGAACTGGGATGCGGGCAAGAACGTCGCCCCCGGCAACATCAACATCCGCTGCCCCTTCTGCGATGACCACAGCAACCACGGGGGCTTCTCCATCGAGGGAGGGGGCTACCAGTGCTGGAGGTGTAGGGGAGGGGCTCCGGCAATGGCCGTCGCCAAGGCCGCAAACATCCCCCTGGAGAGCGCCCGGAACTATATAGCCCGATATTCCCACGGGGTGACAGGAAAAAGCGCCCAGGAGTCGCGGAAAGTGGCAGGGGCTTCGGAAATCAAGATACCGGGAGGGTCCCGTTGCTACCCCTGCCACCGCAGATACCTGGAGGGCCGGGGATTTTCCCCGGAGGAGCTGGAACTCCACCACGGTATCCGCTACACCCTCGTGGAGCGATGGGGAAAGCTGGATGTCGGCTACCGCATCATCATCCCGATATACGACGAGGACGGGAGGATGATAGCCTGGCAGGGCCGCGCCCTCTCGAAATCCCAGGAACCCCGCTATATTTTCCCGAAGGTCGAGGAATGCCCGAAGCACTACAAGCATACCCTCTATGGGATGGAGCAGGCGATGGCCAGGGACTCCGTCGTCGTATGTGAGGGGATTTTCGACCAGTGGAGACTCGGTCCGGGGTCTGTCGCCACCTTCGGTACCTCCCTCACCAGGGAACAGGTGGCCCTCCTGTCCCGATGGAAAAACATATACTTCCTGTTCGACCCGGAGGATACCGCCCAGGAGCACGGGAGGGACTACGCGAGGGATTTGGCCGCGGCCGGCTGCCGGGTGGAACTCTGCCGGACGGATTACGTCGACGCGGAGGGGAACCCCAGGGACCCGGGGGACCTCACCCCGGAGGAAGCCGCGGAGGTGATGGGGGAGTTGCTGGGACAGAAAAATATAAGAAATAAATAAGTTTTCCCTCCCCGACAAAATCCTATATTAGGGGTATCGGAAAACATCAAAAGAGGATACCACAATGCTAAATTCCTATAGCCGACTCTACCGCGTCACCACCAGGGACACAGACCTCTATCGTTCCAGGGGATACAGGTATGCGGACAACGCCGCGAAACTCTCCGAACTGCTCAAGAAGTTGGAGGCAAAGAAGGTCGAGGTCCACTCCATCGAGGTGAAGACAGAGACCCTCACCGGGAACATCCACTACACCGCTCTCCACGAAATCGACCTGGCGGCTACCCTGGCCTCCGTAAAGGAGGGTTAGAAGATGAAACGCAAAGACATCGACACCCTGCTCACCAACACCCTCCGCAATGCCTTCGCCGATGGATGGGAGTTGGTCATTGCCCGCAATAGCACCGGCTCCAGCTTCTCGTCCTGGTGGTTCACCCTGCGGAACAAGTGGACAGACAACCTCCGGGTAATTTTCCTCCGTGGGGAGCACTCCATCTATGGCTACACCTACTCCCTGGTCGTCGGAAATCCCGAAGCCGGGTACGAAATCGGGAACACCCCGGACCTGGACGAGGTCGAGCCCATCGAAAAGGTGGAGTTCGTAAGCCTGTCGGATGATTGGTTCGTCTCCCCGGGTGAGGCGAAGGCCGGGCATTTCAAACATATGGCCCGCTACGCCTCTGCCCCTGGGGCCGATGAGTTCCGGGTCCCCCTCACGGACGCCTCCAGGAAAATTGCCGCGAGCCTGCTCCGCAAATCGAAATCCGGGGCCGGTAGGGTATCTGCCGACAAAATCCAGGGCATAAGGTTCCGCTCCGGGATGGACGGGAACTGGCCCGTACCTCCGCAAATCCACATCGACTTCATAGGCTCCGGCACCTACGACGGGATATGCCTAGCCCGCAACATCGTGATGCCCGGCCACAGGGAGGACTAGAAGATGAACCCACAATACAAATCCAAATGCCGGGAGCGCATCCAGGGGCTCGCAAAATCCCTGGGCCTCAACATCCACTCGATAAAGGACGGGAGCCTGGGGGAGGAGCCCTGCCTCTGTCTCGTCTTCGAGCCCGGAACGGACCTCCAGGAAATCACCGAGTCCGCACAAAAATGCTTTAGGGCAGCAAGGGTCGTGAAGGGCCGGGGAGCCTCCCTCCCCTACGCCCCGGAAATAATCTACCCGACCCTCTACCTTGTTTTCTCCACTAGAACATCCCTCAAAAAGGCAGGTAAATGATGAATTTTAACGAATATGTCCCGGAGGGTGGGTGGATAGCCCACTACCAAAGAAAAAGGGCCAGGGAGGCCCGCAAAATCGCCATCAAGAGAGGGGCGAAGACCGCAGCCCTCTGTTCTGTCCTGCTCCTGGCCTACTGGGCCGTGGGCATCATCGAGTGCTATTTGTAGGGGGATATATGCCCGGATTTTTCGACATCGAGCAGCCCAAAGAAAAGAAGGTCCCCTCCCCATCCACCCCCGACCTCAAACAGGCCGGGGTAATCCTGGATGTCCTGGAGCTATTCCTGGGGGAGGACCCCTCCCGCACCTGTCTCTCGTGCATCAACATCAAGAAAGCCCCGCAGGGCCGGTTCGTCCTGGAGGCGACGGACTCCTTTTCCGCCCTCCGGGTGTTCCTGGATGAGGGGCAGTTCCGGGCCTGGCTCGACGCGGTGAAGACCCGGACCGCGAGACCGGAGGCCCTGGACGAGGTGGCCGGGGTCGATGGGTTCCCCCTCGATGACCGGGGACTCCTGTGGTGCCCCCGCAAGCAGTTCGAACTCGGATGCTCCGATACCTGCGGGTGGGTGACAGGGGAGAGGTTCCCCTACCCGGACCTCGACAGGTTCATCCCCAGGAATTTGCCCCACGGACCGGGGGACAGGGAGAACGTCCGACCCTTTATCGCCTTCGCCCAGCTGGCGAGGGTGGAGAAACTCTACAGGCTCCTGGATATCCCGGAGCTGACCTACAGTAATTTCCACTTCGGGGGTCCGCAATCCCCGACCCTGGAGCACAATGTCGTGACCCCCGATGACTCGAGGGCCGGGAACAATGGCTGGACCATCGAGTACGAACTGGTCGTGATGCCCTGCAAGGTAAAGAACTGGATGTAAAGGAGGGGCTAGGATGTGCTGGTATTGCGATGAGCAGAAGAGTATCAAATCCCAGGACCCCGACGTGGACGCTGTCCTCGATGAGCAGGGATATTTCAATGTCATAGACAACGAGGGGGACCCGCAGTTCGTGGAACGTTCGGCAGTGTTCAAATTTAACTACTGCCCGATGTGCGGCGCGAAGCTGGAGGAACATACCGGGAACCCCACTAAATCTAAATCACACAAAGGAGCATAAAATGGGCAAGGAAAAAGACTACCTGAAAATCGCGAGGAAGTTTGCAAAGCAGGCGGGCCTCGACCAAAAGAAAATCAAGGCGGAGCGCGACAAAATCGACTTCGAGAACAGATACATCAAGGGAAATGTACAATTTTTTCCAGGAGCGCAAAAATGACCATCAAGAAAACCCAACGCGAGGCCATCCGGGAATACCTGGAGGATGGCAAGACCCTCACCCCACTGGACGCCCTCTCCCTGTTCGGATGTTTCCGGCTGGCGACCCGCGTCTTCGAGCTAAAAAAGCAGGGGCTCGACATCAAGACCGAAATGGTCACGGACGGGGAGTCCGGCAAGAAGTATGCCCGCTACTACCTCCCGAAGGCATCCAGGGTCCGGGACCTCCCCGAAGACTCCGTCCTGGGCTGTCGCCCCCTCCAGCCGGTAGGTAGCGAGGTAGCCGATGCCTAGCGGGGATTACCCGTCCCATCCTGGGCAGACCTCCGGGGCTCCCAGGCAGGAGTTCGTGGAAATCCCCCTGGAGCAGTACGAGAGGATGATGCAGGTGGTGAGGATGGCTCGAGAGCTGGCGGGGGACTCGATGGACGAGGTCTCCAGGCTCCGGGATGAGAACCGGGTCCTCAAGAAAATGAACGCCCGTCTCCAGGGAATAAAGACCGGAGGTGTGTAGTGGTCGGAGAAATAAAGGTAAGTATCACGTTTTGGACCGAGCAGGAGGAACAAGAACTGCGGCAAATCCTGGACGAGGTGGCTAGCCGTTTCGTGGGGCAAAAAGACACCCCGGAAATTAGAGCCAGGGCAGACAATGCTCTCCAGGCAGCGGGTATGGCCTGGCTAGCCTCCCATCCTCCCAGGTGTTCGGTCATAAGTAAAAAATAAGAAATAAATAAGTTCCGGCCTCCCGGAACTTTTATAATTTATGGGTATCAAATCAACAAGAGGATACCACAATGATTATCGAACAGGTAATAAAGGGTGAGGAACTCACCGACCGCATCCAGCCACTCTTCGCCCTCCCCACCGGGGAACAGGGTTTCATCATCAAGACCTACGGCATAGACGGACTCCTGGAGAGTACCTTCTATGCCGAGACCGTGGGTAACACCGGGACCTTCACCGACTGCTGCTCCGGGGACACCATCCACGGGAGTCTCAAGTGCTCCCCGGAGGAAATCCTGGAGGAAGTCAAGAGGAACCCGGACGATTGGCAAATCTACTCTGTCCTGGATGAAGACTAAAGGAGGTATGGTTATGTACAAAATCTATCGAGTCCCGGACGAACTGTCCTGTAATGCCACCCCGGACAAGCCCCTCAAGGTCGTAGCCTCCGCCAAATCTAGCAAGGGAGTTGACTTTATGTGGGTCAGCCTTATGCTCCACCATCCTACCCATATTTACCGCAGTATCGCTTACTATCGGAACGAGGCCGGGTACGATGTCTCCCAGGAGGATTTCCTGGGGGACCTCTCACTTGTCCGGGTGATGAAGTGCGCGAAGGACTTGGAAAATCCCGTGGTCCAGTACGTTTTCCGTAGATTTAAGGAAATGCTGAAGACTTACGAGGAACGCGGAGGAAAGCTGCGCATCAACCTGGATACCTGGGAAGTCCTCGAACCGCTCGAGGACGGCTCCTGGAAAGTCCGTTCCACTGTCACCCTGGAGGGCTAGCTCTATGAAAAAATCTATAACGAACAACGACACCATCGCATTCTGCGCCTATATGTCAAGTCTTCTTCGCTATCTCCCGAACTCGATAAATGCCACCCAGGCCTGCCTCGCCACGGAAGCCTGGAGGATGATGTCCGTGGCCGTGAAGTTCCACTGGAGGGCCGGGGAGAAGGAAGCCGCCCGCCAGGCGGTTATCGCCTATGTGGATGGTCCGGGCAAGGGCTTCTACTCCTCCGATGCCCTGGGGGATTTCCTAAACGATATTTACCGCAGTTTCACCGGCAAGGCCTGCAAGGAGGTATAGCCCTATGAAGATGAAGAAGTTTGTGGCCGAGCTGGCAAGGAACGGTAGGCATTTCAACCGCAACATCAAGGCGGAGACCGAGTACGAGGCCCGCCTCATCATCGGGGAATACCTGGCGGAGCATCCGGGTACCGAGTTTTGGAATTTTAGGGAGGGCTAGACCGTGGCAAAAGATTTCTATACAATTATGCTGGGTTCCACTGGAAAGTATCCCGTGAAGTATCCCTCCAGGGAAAAGGCGGAGCAGGCTGCCGGAAACCTCCGGCTCCTGGGATACGAGACCCTTGTCGTGGAGGGCAGAAGATGGAAAAGGTAATCAAGATTTTACGGGACCTCTCCTACCGCATCGAGGTATCCAGCCCGGACGACCCGGAGAGGGAAAACGCCATCCGGCTGCGGGACAGACTCCTGGCTAAATACGGCTTGAAGCTGGAGGACATCCAGGAGGTGCGCAAGACCCGGGTCCTGGACAAACTCACCCTGGACGAAATGCTTGTCGTCCGGCAATTTTTCGGGCATCACCTCAAAATCGACCCGGGAGACGGAGCCCCCTACAACCTCAACTGCTACGTAATCCCCTCGAAGACGAGCGTCTACAAGCGCCTCGTGGAAATCGACCTCACGGACGACGAATACTCCAAATTTTGGCCCCAGGTAAAGGCCCTCGTGGCTCTTTGGCGGAGGGAGGCGAAGGCCCTGGAGGAAAAGCTAAAGGAGGAAGCGAACGCCAGGCGGGCGGCCTTCAAGTGGAAGTTCTGCGAAAAGGCGGACATACTGATGGAGGCAAAGGAGGGGGAGGTCCCCAGGGAACCGGGGTACGGCCTCCGGGACTTGATGGCCGCCGCCGCTGCCCTGGACGACGTGATTTTCCCGCATCATTATGTCGGGGAGGAACAGAAATGCCTGGGAGCCCCGGAAAGCGATGTCTAGGCGCTTTTCGGATGGGGAGGGCATAATCCCTCCACTCCTGCTCCTTTTCGGGCTCCTGGGCGCCGCCGGCTCGCTCCTTTTCGCCCTGGGGACCCTGGGGCTCGCACTTATCGGTATCCTCCACTGAAAAGAGGGCCAGGGATTTCTCCCCGGCCCTCCCTTTTTGTCGGTTCCCCGGCCAACAAAAAATCTAAAGCTCCGGCGCCCGCAGGATGGTGACAGGTCTCTCCCTCACCTCCAGCGGCCGGACCCGTACCATCCCCGTGGATTTCTCCGGGGAGGTACACTTGCTGCCCCCTCCGCCGGCCTCCAGGACCCTGTGTCCATCGAGTGCGATGGCGGTATGTGTGATGGATGCCGTGGATTTGCCCCAAAAGACGATGTCCTGGGCTCCCATCAGTTCCGGGGGCACTTCCCTCCACCCGGATGCCTTGAGTCGCTCAAAAAGCCCCCTTGCTGTGAAATCCTGGGACGCCGGGATATATCCCCAGGCCTTGAGTGCCTCCAGGACGAGACCGGAGCAGTCGAAGCCCCCTCCACACTTCCCGGAGCCGTCACCTCCCCACACGTAGGGTCTCCCCAGGAACGACAGGGCATAGTCCAAATAGTTGCGCATCATCTAGGCGACCTCCGGTATCGGGGTCCAGGAAATTGTCACGAGGTCGGCCACCCCGTAGGTATCCGAGCCCCAATGTCTCTTGCCCCCTGCGAAGATTTCCACACCCTTGTCCGCGCAGCCGGCCAAAAACCTGGACATCCCCCAGCAACGCCAAATACCCCGGAGGATGTCGTCCACTTCCTCCCTCGATAACTTGACCGGCTCGTTCGGGCTGGAAATGTCCGGGACCAACCCCTGGAACATATAGAGGATGTCGTGGGTGACAGGACCCGCGTTATATTCGTCCTCCCCGTCCCTCCAGGGAGGGACAAGCAGGGATATAGGCCAAAAGGTGGAGGCCCCGTCCGTGAGGTATCCGATGTCCAGGGAAACAGCCAGGATAGCCCGGACAGTCGGGCCTCCCTTGATTTCCCGGCGGATGGTCACCTCGATGGATGCAGGGGTCGATACCCTAAAGGGCCGGTTGCCCGTCACCCGGATGGGGGATACCTTCACCCCCTCGACAATACATCTTGAACGGCTCATAGTTCCAACCCCGAGTCCCTGGATAATTTAGGGCTTTTGGAAATCACAAACCCGCTATTTCGCAACGCCCCTATGATTTCCCGGAGGAGCCCGTTGGTCTCCTTGACCTCACCCTCGAGCCGGACGAAGTGGTTGTTGCCATCCAGGAGGCGCTTTTCGGCGTCGTCCTTGAAAGCCTTTAGCAGGGCAACCTCCGTCTTTAGGTTTTCAATTTCCCGGTCACGTTCCTTCTTCGCCTGCTCCCTTTGCAGTTCTATGGCTATGGCGCGGGCATCGGCGGCTTCCGCCTTGCGCACCGCCTGCACGGCCTTCACGACCGCCGCTGCTGCGGTTCCGATGGAGCCGACCAGGGTTGCAACCGCTGCAATGTCCATTCCCGTAATATCCATTTTACGACCCTATAATAGTCATCGCGTCAGTTGCCTGCTCGTGCCACAATTCGGCCTTTAACTTTATGTTCTGCAAAGCCCACAAGATGCTGTCCCCATAGGGAAGAACAACGCTCAAATGGATGTCACGAATATCCGGCAAGGGCGACCTGGTGCTTTCGGGAACATCGACCGACCCACACCAGTGCGTAGAAATTACCGCGTTGGACCCGGTAATTGCACCAGCGGCATCGTGGAAAATTCGCTGGAGACGACACGTTACCACGTCCGTCCCCTTGTCTATGTCATAGGCTTGCATATTCAAGTCCTGCACATACCCAGGGGAAAGCGTTCCGGTGTCGGAATATTGCATATCAAAGCGAAATTCAAACCTGCCGCCGTAGCCTTTGGGGACTTCCAGTTTGGCAAGGGCTTCAATGCCGCCAGCCAGGGAGCGGTTTTCTATGCTAACCCAGCCCGTGGAGGCCTTCAAGAACTTTCCGGCAAGCAGCCCCATTTCCGCAGCCTTTGAACGCTGCCCCAGCGGGTTGGTTGGGCGCACCACGTAGATGAGGTCGGTGTCCTGCAAGTCCGTGAGCCTGGGAAGCATAGAAGCGGCAAGCGGTGCTTTTGGCACCACGCCATTATAATTTGAATTAGACATTTTATTCTCCCAGTTTAATGGTTCCGGAATTGCCAACCAGCATTTCAAGTTCTAGCATTGGAACCATATGCTGGTCGTTATAGGCGTCTTGAATGTTAAAATCGTCAAGGCGGAAAACCGTCCCGGCTAAAACGGAAAGGGAGAACTTTGAATGGGAAGAAATGTCAATGGCGATTTCCTTTTCTTCCCACTTGTTCCATTCAACCATGGCAAGAGTTATTTCGCCCAAAGAAACGGCGCCGTCTTTAAAACCCAGTTTGATTTCGCCAGCAATTTTTCCGGGCGGAATTTGGAGTTTTGCGGCACCAGTTGAAAGCAGCCGCGCCTTTGTAATTTTGACGGGAGTGCTGCAATGTACTTCCGAAAGTTCTTCCCCGCCATTCGGCAGGTTTACAACCTTTAACGTGGCACTGGCGTCGGCGTTGGTTGTGACCGAAGCGTCCCGGTTGTTTCCCGCGAATGTATAAGTGGCGGGTAGCGTAAAAATGAGGCCAAGTGTTTTCATTTTGTCTCCTTGTTAAAAATTTTTGTACGGGTAATAATTCCCGTCTTCGCAAATCATAAGCGAATTTATAAATTTTGTCAGGTCCGATAACCCACTAGAAAAGAAGAAAACAATATAATTAAATTCACCCACGGCGCGAATGGAATCTGCAAAACACCGGGAAGCCGATTGCTTTAGCCCCGAAGTCATCAGTACGCTTCCGGAGCCGTAAGTAGCCCTTCCGGACTCCGGGATTTCATTAACTTGTCCGCAAATCCACCTATTGGAAACATCATCGCCAAGGTCGCAAGAAAACCGAAGAACCTTGCCCTGCATTTCGTTTGTAATTGGAATTACTAGCGAACTCTGCGAACTATGGTTTACGTCTATAATAAAATCCGCCCCGACCGTTCCGCAGTAGCCTTCTATAAGGTAGGCGGAAGTTTTATTAAATAAATTTTTAGGCTTTACGGACTTACAAGCCCGAACGCAAACCTTTAAAGTTTCGTTAAATGAATATGGCGGAAACTGGAATGAACTGGACCCAATAAGTGCAGCAATGTTTTCGTTTAAAGTAATTGTAGACGTCCACAAAATAGACCTGTCTAATTGCGCTTCCGAATTTGAAACGGTCCTATTTGGAACGGCTGCAAACCCGGAAGAATTAGTGGCGTTAGGCCATAAACTATATCCAGTTGACTGGGCTGCAAACACATTGGAACTACAAGCATCTACCAAGTTTTGAAAATCCGCTTGGGACGGAACACGCCATCCGGAATTTAGTTTGTTCTCAATGAGCGACACATCCGAATGCGGGTAATAACACCCGAAATTTATATGTGTCGGTCTAGTTTCGCTTTCGCTGGTTTCCAGTGCCAGGTTTTCAATAGTCCAAATAAGGTTTCCAATTTTTTTAGTCTTATATACCTTTCCGTCTATTAAAACACCGGATGCGCCTTCCGCATATACACCGCCATCAGGATATATGCCGCTTTTATAAATTCCTTTGCCCATGTTGCAACCTTATGAACGGCTCCAGCCGTTTGAACTAAAGGTGATTGTGTAGGTACCATCGCCAGCAGGGTCTTCCGGCATGTGAACTTGTAGGGTCCCGCTGGTCTTGCCCGAAGCAAACAACTTGTCGCAAAATTGGGTATAGGTACCCGTAAGATTTTGGTCAGCGGTTTTCTTGCGAATGGAAACCACGGTCCCGTTGGCACTACTTACAAATGCGTTAATGGTGCCGAGGTCGCTGGCGTCACCAGTAACAGTCGGGTCATTATCTATAATGAACTTTGCAAGCGTTGTGGTGGGAAGAACTTTGTTGATAAACAAAGACATATCGCAATTAAGTCCGCAGTTGTAAAGACGGAAACTTCCAATTTTATCAATAGCAAATTGTTCAAAATTATCCAACTTAACACCATTTAAGTCCAGGGTGCCCCAGTATTCTTCATAAGACAAATGTTTACAATCAATCCCAACGGAATGCGCAAAGTCTACGCCCGAATTTAAAGATGCTAAATACGTTAGTTTGTATTTATTGCTTAAATATACTTTGTACGTACCAGCACCAAGATATAGATGCCACGTAGTTGCAGCGGACAAAGTTGTGGTTTTTCCGATTGGTGTGGCGTATGTGCTATCCGTGTAAAGCACCCCATCGCCTATTACCCGGACTTCAATAGTTTCCGGAGGCGTGCTTGACCCATAAGCGTGAATTTCCATGTGACGATTAGTTGTGCTTTGAACGTTAAGCACCCATTCGTCCACTTTGCGGAGTGTGGTGTCAGTAACGGACTCGTCTAGTTTCATTTGAATACAAGACATTTTTAAATCTCCTTGTAAGTTTGTGAAAGTTTAATGTATGCCTTGTCGGCGGTTTGGTCATATACAATGCTTCCAGGGGCAGCGTCGGAATAATGTTGTTCAAGAACTTGCAGGCTGTCGGTAATTATTGACCCGTCAATATCCATCGTTGGTAAATACTCCGCCGTGTAGTTCGGGCGAACAACATTTTCGGAATTTAGTATTTTTACACTACCCAATTTTTTCTTTGCCGGGTAAGATGGATTAAATAATTGGTCGTTCCACCTTGAATCCGACTGCTGGCATCCAATCATTACAAGTTCGGTTTCGTCGCTTAACTTGAAGCAGAAGCACTGGTTTACATAGGCAGATTGTCCAATAAGACCGAAATTAAAATTGCACCCAATCATTGTAATCATTGCCCTATATGATTCTTCAACGTCCAAATACAATGCAGGCCTGGGTCCTGATGGTGCTTCGTCAAGTTCAAAGTTACAACCGACAAAAGTATATTGCCCGTAAGGACTGGATTCAATTCCGTTTTCAAATACTACGCATCTATCCGTTGTTCCAAAATTGCAATAAAGGAAAGAAACCGCAACGCTTAACGTGTCAATAAGGACGCCGACCTTGCAGTGGTCCGGATAAAATAACTTAAACGTGGCAACAAGTACGTGTCCAAAAATACGGCATCCGTAAGTGCAGGAACTGCACCTTACATTATCTAGTTGAAGATTCCACTTAATGTTCCCGGTTAAATTAAGGCCATATTCAAAACCACCAATTCTAACGTTCTTTATAATCATGTCATAGTGGTCGTTGTGGTGATAACTGGGGCTGCTTGGGTCGTCGTTAAAGTTTAACGTGTATATGCCAATGCGCGGCGGTTTTGTTGGGTCTTCTGCATCCAAGTTTCTTAATTCAATGTTTTCAAGCCTAAATTCTCTATATTCGCAGTTGAAAACACAAGCGCCTTCATCCGTACGGGTTGAGGTATAGAAAATTCTAGTAAAGTAATATATTCCATCGTTTTGTTGGTTTCCGCTATTGCTAGACCCTATAAGTGATATTCCCTGCCTGGGAACAATCCATGGTCCTTTTTGGTAATAACGCCGATTGTAAAACCGGACCGTATCAATCAATAAGTCCCGTGTAATATAGAAAAGATACGTTCTTAAATCTTTCGTTTGGTCATCACTAGAATAGCCAACCTGCTCCGGGTAAAGATAATTTTCTTCAATTACAAGCCTTGCAACTAAACCGCTTGAAAGTTTAAATGAAGAAAATCCGTTTTGTGTGCCTGCGCCAACTACATATTTCGCGGCGCCGCCGTCGCCAATAGAATAGAAGCCCATAGTTACTGCGAACTTCAAATTCGGATTATCACAAGCCACCATGTCCGCGACCGTGTTAAAGAACTGCGTTTCCCCCTTCTTAAATTTTCCTTCAACAAATCCGTTTTTATCTATTGCAAATAGCACCCGTTCCGCGTTGTCCGTTATAACATACGCATAATCGGTCAGATTGGGTTTGTCACTTACGCCTTTTGCGAAAGTGGCGTTCACAAGGCTTTTGCCCGTTTCCTTGTTTACCTTGTTTTCAAGTTGAAATATATAATCCTTAAGAGCGTCCGGTAAACCTTTTTGAAAATCAACCTGCCCACCCCTATCTATTGAAAATAGAACATGGTTCTGTGTATCCACCACTGCAAGCAGATATTCTTCATTTGTTATCACCGAAATTTCATTTGCAAAGACAGCGTTTATTAGGCTTTTGCCCGTTTCCTTGTCTACCTTTGTGGGCAACGTATTCAATGCCGTTTCAAGTGGAACCCGAATGTGGTCGGGAATACCCTTTGCCCAGTCCACGGAACCGTCCCTGGAAATTCCAAATAAAAACGTTCCAACGGAATCGGTTATAAGGTACAACCATTCGGAATTGCTACTTATAACAAACGACCGAAGAACGGTCAAAAGTTCCGCAGGCAACTTTTTTGTAATCGTACTAGAATCCAGTACGCCAAAGGTACCCAGCACAAAGTCTTCAAAGGTTGCCGGGGTGGTCAAATCCATAATTCTTTTAGTTGCCATAATAACTTCCTTTTAGGTTGTTAAATAATCAAGCGCAACAAGGTGATTTCCTTCGCTGTCAACTAAATAATCGCCATTGCTGTCCACAAGTTCGTATAAAGTATCCGGCCACCTTTGGTCAATAACAAACGGCATTCCGGTGTCTTCACTAATTATATATCCGTAGGGTTCGCCATATTCTGCAATGAGAAAAGTCCCTGCACCCACATCAACGCCAGCCGTAAAATAATCATACAAGCCCTCGGGTATTTCTTGCGGAACATCGCCATCAATAACAAAATACATTCCGGCAGGCCAGCATGGGTAAAGTTCCACACGTTCCCGCCCCATAAAAAGTTTTAACGCTTCCCGGACGCCTTCATACGTTGGGGCGTCCTGCAAGGAACGGAAAGCGTAAATCCTGGCGCGGTACGCTTCGTCCGTTTCGCCGGGCTTCCGTTCAACTCCCAAAACCGCGCCAAAGAAATCCAGCGCCGGTCCGATGGCGGTTTCCAGGTTTAGGCTTTCAAAAATTTCCCAAAGGGCGGCTTCCAGTGCATCGGCCTGCACCATTAAAGAATCAAGCACGCCGCGCAGGTGTTCCGAAGCCTTGTACTGCTCCGGAATGTACCTGTCCGCCAGTTGCTTGTATGATTCTATTCTTGCCGCCATTGCTACGTGTCCTCAATTATGGTAATGCGGTCGGCTGCAAGCACGGCATAGTTTGAAGGGGCGATTGGAATTTGGGAAACTACACCCTGCCAAACTGGCGTATCCGTGGGGCTGTCGGTAATGGCAACGTTCGCCGTTGCGTTTCCGATTCCGGTCGTGCCGAAATATAGGCCTTGAAGAATGCGCATGGAAATCACATCCACGCCCATTTTGTATTCCTTCTCCGCCCACTGCAAAAGCGCTGCCTTAATTTCGTCGTTGGTGGGCGCAGTTTCTTCGGAATAGCGCTGCCACTCAATTTTAACCCACAAATACTTCGCCTGCGGGCGGCTAAACGAAACAATTTGCCCAACGCCTTCACCGTCGGAAATTTCCACGGACGTGTTCCCGTAGGATTGAATGCCGCTGGGCTGGTTTTGCCAAATGTTTTGAGCAACGGCCTGGTCGGTTCCGCCAACCACAAGAGCTTCAAAAGACTTGGGTGGCCTACCGTCTGCATCTACCTGCATAGCCCTATTACTAACGACCGAAGCGGCCGTCACACCGGATACGTCCTGCATAAGATGAGCGGCTATAGCGTCATCCGTCGCCCTGGACTGGATAGCCCGGACTGCGGCTGCCCGGCGGACTCGGAGCTGCGTATCGGTCTCCGCGTCACTTCCAGGGATGAAGGCCTCGTAGTTGCGGACCCTGTCCCATCCACTCACGGTGGTGGGGATGTCGGTAAGTTCCCCGACCTCACAGGTCTGCGCTCCGGGAGCAGTGGCAAATTCCCCCAGGGCTCCCTTATAGATGGAACAGTCGTCCGGGAGCGGAGTAGAAACCCCGACCTTGCCCCCACTGATAAACACCCGCAAATCCCCGTTCTCCAGGACGTCGGTCTCACCACCTGCGGTAGAAATCTGTGTAGATAATGCCACCACTGCGGACCGAGAGTCCCCTGTGGCCCAGTTGAAGGTCAGGTCCCCGATGGGCTGAGCGAAGTGGAATACGTAGTCCGTATCACGGGCAAACCCCTCGTCCACGATGATGAGTTCGTCACAGGACGCGGGGTCGATGGTCACGGGCTCCTGGAGGGAAAACTCCTGGTTGCCCCTGGGCCTCAAGGCTATGGAGCCGGCCGGGATTGTCACGGAGTAGTCGTTCAAAGAGTAGAGCATCGCCTGGCCCCGGCAGGCAGTCGCCTCTTTTCGGGCCAGCCCGTTCAAGGCTGCGGCGAAGTCCAGGGATAGCCCGGTCGCCTGCGCCGGGTCACGGCTATTGTAGACCTCCTGGGCCAGCTCCCATATATTTGCGAGTGAGAGGGACAGGGAGCCGATAAGCAGCCCGTTGGGGCTATCCACGGAGGTCTCGAAATCCTGGCCAAACACCGTCTTTAATGCGCTCTCCAGCTCCAGGCGGATTTCCTGGAGGGTCTTGCGCTGGAGTCCCGAGTCTTTAACATAGGTTCCCATCGCTATACCTCACCTTCGGCAATAAAGCCGTTTCCCTGGACACGAAAAATTACCCGGAGGGTCCGGGTAGCGCTAGAAAAATCCAACTCCAGGGACAGGATTTTCACCACTCCCTGGACTCCTGCAATTATCGAGGCGAAAAGCGAGCGGACCCTGCCCAGGTCGGGGTTTTTCTTCATCACGTCCGAAAAATAGGGCACACCGACCGAACGGTCCAGGAAACACTCCCCCCGGAAAGTCTGTAGACGATGCCGTATACGCTGGGAGAGCAGGGCCGGGGCCTTGTCATTTCCCAGGACCGCCAAATTGCCGGATTTGTCCAGCGTGAGGTCCCAGGAGTCTGTCGATAATTCCAGTTGCATACCTATCCTCAAATATAACTTATTTTTCGCTTATAAATATCTTATTTCCCGACAAAAATTTACAAGGGCGGTGTCGGGGTGGCCTCCCGTGTCCCCAGGCTGGCTACGCACCCCGCATCGCCACACTCCCCTATGAAAGTGACCCGGTGCCCGTACCTGCGCCAGTGACGGGACCCGTGGAGGCAGGAACCGCGTTTGTGACCACCGTGCTCACGGTCGTGCTTACCGTCGCCGTCTTGATGTATTTGTCGACCTCCGTGGCAATTTCATTCGCCAGGTTTTCCATCGCCGTGTCCGTATCGACCCCGTCCTTTTGGTTCTTTTTCTGCGCCTTCAGCAGGGCGGCCTTTAGGTCAGACTTAAACTTCGTAAGATTTAGGGGCATCTACATTTCCTCCGGTGGAATAGGAGCCGGGGTGGCCGGGGATGTCGGACCGACCGCGGTCGGGTGTATGTGGTTCTTTAGGGATACTCCAGGGCCCGCAGGTTCGGGACCTACATAAATATCGTCACGCGCCAGGACCACCTTTTTGAACACCGCCTGGCCGTCAAAAACAATCTTTTTAGCCTTCCAGGTGATGACCCCGTTCTTGTCTATGAAGATGCGGGCCGAGCCCTTTACGGGCTTCGGGACGAGGCCTGGGATGGCGACAGAGGCATCCAGGGAGAAACGGGATGGAGAGTCCGGGGTGGCAGGGTCCGCTCCCTTTTTCCAGGACGCTATGTCCGACTCCGCAAAAATCAAGAGGACCCCATCCCCCTTGTCCAGGGGGAACTCCAGGTCGAAGGATTTTGCTGCCGGGAATATCACAGGGACGTCCAGTAGTTCCGGGAGTTCTATTTTAAGCCCGTTGTCCATCAAGAGGCGGACGGAGGGGATGACCTTCGCCCGGTGGGTCCCGGCGTCATAGCTGGAGACCGTCCCGGGTATCGAGGTATGCACCCCTGTCTGCCAGGCGGACATATAGGCATCTAATGCGGCGGACATACTCATCTTTAGGCCTCCACTAAATCTAGGTCCATAGCAAAGGAGGAGTCCGGGCCAGTCCCGACCGCGACCTCCATCCTGTTGACGACAAAAAGACCATCCACCCCCGAGCCCGGGTCCGCCAAGTGGACCAGGGAGTTAGGGCGGAGCTTCGGGATGACGATACACCGGACCGAGTAGGTCTTTTTCATACTCGTGAAAATCCCATCCAGGTAGGAGTAGACGTCGTCCACATCCTCCTTTGTCATAGTGGGAGGCTCCTTGCCCTTTTCCGCAGCGGTCTTGCTGGGGAGGGACGAGAGGTTGGAGCGGGCGGCGTTGATGTAATTCGTGGAGTCCTGGAGTGAGAGGAGCCCGGAGTCCGGGGAGAGGTAGGCCACCGAGTAGGTGGAGTCCCCGGAGTATTTGAAGACCACGAGTTCCGCCAGGTCGACGTAGAGGCCCATACCCTTCGCCCTCAAATCCTGGCCCAGTCTCTTGAGCGCTCCCGATACCTGGCCTACATAAGTCCATCCCGAAGGGAAAACGGCCTCCCTGGCCATTTCCTTGCCGATGGGGACGAGGCCCAAAATAGCCCCGATGGAGTCCAGGATGTCCCCGGCGTTCGAGCCGGGGAGGAACGACAGGCATACAGGGGTCGCGGTAAAGGGTCGGGTGAGGGAGCGCAAGGCCATCGAGCGGATGACCGTGAGCGTATCCGTCCCGGAGCGGTATGTCTTCGAGTCGATGATGTTGCCCTGGTACATAAGACCCGGGGTACCCTCATCCTCGTACCCTGCATACAGGGCGATGTTCGTGCCCCGCTGGAGAAACCTGTTTACGGTATCCGGGCTGGCATTATGGATGGTCGCCTCCAGCTCGTTATCATCGAAGACCCGGGAGCGGACGCAACGGGCATCCATACGGAGGGAGGCCACGTCCACCTGGACGGAGTCCTTGTTCCTTGCCTCTAGCCGGACAATCCTACCCCAGGCCATTTGCGGACCTCCAGGCCTTCACATCATCCTGGGAGAGCCAAAAGAGCCCCCAGGATGAGCCCAGGGCATCGAAATCGTCAAGACCCTTGCCACTCCCTCCCTGGAGGGGCAACGCGATAATATCGCCGTCTATGGGCGAAATAGCCAGGTGCTCCAAAAGAAGGGGCCAGCGTGGTTTCAGTCGGAGAAATCCAACCGAACCGGACGGACCCGACACCAGGACGTCCCAACCGGATGCCCGGGTGTTCCAAACCATCCGAAGTTCCACCACCTGGTGCTCCGGGATGAGCACAGAAAAGGACTGGTCGGCAGAACGGCTAGGGTCAAAAGGTATCCGCATCATATCACTGTACCCCCAGGATTAGTTGTTCCTTGTCCGCCTCCGTGGGTTCCCCTCCCACCTGCTGGCCGCCGGAAGTACCGACTGCGGCCTGGCGATTTATGTCGCTCCCCATATCGGAGGGCTGCACCTGGGCGGACACCTTGTCCTCCCGGAGCTGTACTTTTTTCACTTCCTTAAAGGAAATCTCGAACTCCTGGGAGTCCCCGGAGTCCCCGTCGCGGGGAGCCCCTACGTGGGTTATGGCCACATTGTCGTAGACTTCCAGGGCAGTGACGATGGTCACGAGTTCCTTGCGGTCCATCAAGGACTTTAGTTCCTCCCAGGCTTCCCGTGCCCGGTTCTTGAGGGGTTGCCACTGGGCAAGACCCAGGAGGGCGTCCGTGGTCTGTTCGGAGACGGGTTCCAGGTGCTTGAGGGAGTGGTTCGATACCAGGGCAGTGAAACTACCCTCCCGGAGTTCCAGGTAGATGCCATCCGAAACCGCCCGGCCGTCCTGGAGGGGATTTTCCGTCACCCTGGCGTCCTTGCCGTGGTTTTCGGACAGGATGATGTCCAGCTCGACAGCCCCGACACTATACCCCTCCTTGCGATAAAAGAGGCAGGTATGTTTCGGAAGTTCGAGGCGACCCGTTGTCGCCTGGTATACGGCTCCTACAACACTAATCATATCGTCCCCAGCGTCAGTTCCCGAAGTTTCACATTAAATGCCGCGTCGAAGGCCTGGCGAGAAAGAGCGGAAATATCGAAGGCCTTTTGCGCCCTCGTATTATCCTCTGTTGCCTTCGTCTGCTTCTTTGTGGCCTTCTCGCTACTCTTTATACTCTTTTCCAGCTCTTCAAAAGCTTTCAAAAATTCCTTGTTGTCCCCGGTAATTGTCGGAGTCTTTACAAATCGCTGGGACTTCCCCTTCCACTCCACCCCGGTAGTCTCGCGGTACACTTCCTCCAGGGCGTGAACGAACGCTGCGTTTTGGCTAATTGAGTTGCGCAACGACAGTATTTCCGCAGAGGCCTTGCGGCCCGCCTCCCCTCCCTGCGCGGCCTGTTCCTGTAGAACTTCCACGCGAGCCTTCCTGCCTTCTTGCAGGCCGACCTGTTCCTCCATAATTTGCTCGCGGGTCTTGCCCTGGGCCATCGCCTGTTCCATATACTTTTTAGCCCATTTTTTAGACTCCTCCGTGGCCTTTGTCCGCTGGCGGTTCTCCAGCCAGTTGTATGCCTCCACAAATCCCTCAATAGCCATCAAGGCCACCCCGATGGGACCCAGTGCGGTCTTCATCGCAAGACCCAATGCCTTAAATGCGGAGACCCCGGTCATCTTGACAGAGAACAGGGCCGACTTCAAGAGACCCAGGGCGGTTACCTGGTAGTTCATAGCGGCCCCGGAAGCCAGGGCGGCCCGCTGCACGACTGTCTGCGCGGCAGCAAATGCCCTTGAGTTCATCACGGCGGAACGGACGGCGGCGACATACCTCAAGATGTGAGCCTGGATAGCAGGACCAAAAACAATCAAGAGCACGGGAGCCAGGCGTCTAGCCCAGGTAAAAAGAAACTCAAGCAAAGCCGGGATGTTGGAGAGGGCAGCAGCTACCGCCTGGACACTCGTAACAATAGGGGTCCAGTCGAAGGCAATAAGCATATCCGTCCCAGCCTTGAGAAGGGGGAGGAAAGCCTCCGCCATATTCTGCAGGGCCGTGACAAAATTATCCTTTAGGGTCGAAATCCTGCCCGCAAGGGTCTGACTTTGGGCCTCCAGGTTCCCGTAGAAAAGCCCTCCCTCCGACGTGGCCGCCTTGAACGCGGCCGTCACCATATCGGCGGAAATAGCCCCGTCCGCCATCGCGTCCTTTAGGTCGGTCATCGAAATGCCGGTCTGTTTGGAAATCACGGTCAAGGGGTTGAACCCCTGGTTGATTAGCTGGAGCAGGTCCTGCCCCATCAGTTTACCTGTGGACTGGATTTGCCCGAAGACTAGGGCGAGGGAGTTTAGTCTGTTTTGGTCGGCTCCGGCCACGTCCCCCAGCATCTTGAGCGTGGGGACCACCTTTTCCGCCTCCATACCGAAGGCCATCAAGGTCTTGCCGGCGTCGGCTAGACCCATCTTCGAGAACGGGGTCTTTGCGGCAAACTCGGAAATATCACCTAGCAGGTCTCTTGCCCGTTCGGCGGACCCGGCCATAACCGTAAACTGGGCGTTCAACGACTCCATCGTCATTGCCGCGTCCAGTCCGGTCTTTGCGAGGTAGGCAAAACCGGCTCCCAGGGCAAGACCACCTAGCCAGGATTTGAACCCGGAAATAAGTTTCTTGCCCTTTTCGATGCCCTGGGGGTCCACCTGGAAACCCAGTCTAGTGTAAAGTTCCTCAATTACCACGTCTATGCTGCTCCGCCTTCTTTAGTTTCGAGTCCTGCCAGGCATCCACGGCTCCCTCGTAGTCCTGGCGCATATCCAGGACGGCGTTTAGTTGCCGGATGTCATCCAGGTCCATTTGTTCCACCTCCGTGAGGGGGAGGCCCACATCCAGCACCAGCCGGAGGATAGGCCACCTAGCCTGTACGGAGTAGTCCAGCTCGCCTACATCGCCAACGCTGGCCCAGGTCTGTTCCCTGTGTCTGCGGCTTCGCTTGAGGTATCGGTTTTTGTCGTTTGGAACCCAAAGCGAGCCGCCAGGCGGAAAGGGGCGAGTTTGTTAAACTTCCAGCTTTCCAGGACGATGAGGTAGAGTGTCTCGAGTTCTCCCTGGAAAACCGCATCCACATCATCACTGGACCGGATTTCCACTGCGGGATGTCCAGGGGCGACAACGGTGCAACCCTTGAGGGAGTCCACAAGGATACTCACTGCCACATCATCCGGCAGAGAGGACAAAGCCCCTGCAATCCCTCCCAGCAATTTGTCAAGGTCGACCTCTGCCTTTAGGTCGGAGAGGTCAACGGACTTTAAGATGGGGAGAAGCATAGAGCCGACCCTTTTAGCCAGGGTGAAGGCCTTGGTAGCCGGGAGCGGCATAAACCGGACCTGGAACCCTTCAATTTCTTTTGTGACCGGGGAAATCATCGTTAATTACCTCCTACGAGGTTGCCGGCAATGCCAGTGTCGAAAGTCCACTCGCGGGAGTTGAGGTCGTCCCCATCCTCCCACTCGGGGTCTTTTCTAATCCAGGCCTGCGGGGCAAAGAACAGGGTGTTGCCCAGTATGTCCTTAATCGTCAGCGGGAACACCCCGGCGTTCGTGGCCTGGTCGGCCGCGAGGATGGCGGAAAGTTCGGTGTTGGACGAGGACGTCTGCTGGAGGGTGATGCTCACCTCGAAATCCCCCTGGTTCCGGTTCACGCGTTCGATGTCGCCGCCCGCGCCCTTGCTCTTGGTAAAGGCGTCGCCGGAGCGATTGACGCGGACAAAGGTGCCCTCCGCATAGCCGGAAATAGGGACGGCCCCGAAAGTGATTACGACCATCTTCGGGTCGTAGGTTTTTACTCCAATGTCGGGAATAGGCATTTGTTACCTCCTGTTATACGGAAATTGTGCCCTGTATGGTGACACGGTGGATGGCTCCCTGGTAGAGGGCCGTAAACTTGACTCCCGGCAAGTGACGGGCAATCTTGTCAGCCTGCGGGATTTCTGCGTAGGTCGGGGCAGTGACCTGGATGCTGTCGGCCTGGAGGATACCGGCGGAGGCGGCCTCGTTGAGGACTCCCTTAACAAGACCCACTACTGCGGTGATGCCACTGTCATCGTAGGGGAGCTTGCGGTTGTTCACGAGGGCAGAGAAGACAGCCTCACGGAGACGGGCTTCAACCCAGTCTGTCCCGATGATGATGTCGATGTATTCGCCGGAGGCAACCTTACCATCGAGGGTGACGCCCACCCCACCAATCATAGCGTAGTAGTTGCAGTTCTTTGCCTTGAGAGCGGCTTCCTGGGCTCCCGTGACCTTGTCAACGGCGACTCCCTTGAGCTGCTTGTAGGCCCAGGTGCTAGAACCCGGGTCGTACGGGAAACCTTCACCCATCCAGGCGGCGTCCGGGTAATCCGCGCCGGTAGAGGGGGTGGGGTGATAGATGACTGCGGAACGGTCGTAGCCTGCGGTCTTGAGGACGGAGGCGAGGTCGGTGTCCTTGGTGGCATCCGGGGTGTTCGCGTCAGCGGTCCACAGGATTGCGAACTTCTTGTTGGTCTCGACCCAGGCGGCGACATCGTCAAAGTCGGAGGACATCGCCTGGTCGACTACGATACCATACCAGTCGTTGTTCTCCGCGACAATTGCGGCGAGGGAGGCAGCTACGGTAGCATCCCCGGAGTCGGCGCGACCGACAATAACCCTGGAGACGCAGGGGTTCTGCATAAAGATTGCGGAGGCCATCTTGTAGACGGCGTCCGTGCTTGCCCAGCCGTCGTCCGTGAGTTCCTGGATACTGGAATAGCTCCGGGCCCTCGTGAAGGTCGTGGTGGTCTTGCTCGTGGCGAAGGTGGAGAGTATCAACGGGATGTTGAAGGCAGCCACCGCCACGGAGGTGGTTTCCCGGGTGATATTCACTGTTACGATGTCTTTAAGTGCCATATTTTAGGCCTCCGTTGTGATTAAAATTTCGTTCTTTTCCTCTACCGCTTCCACTACGCTGCGCCCCTCCCCTTCCACAAGGACCTCCTGGGCGTCGACTGTCCCGAAGTGGTCCTCCTGGGTGATGCTCACGGAGTCTATGGTGAGGGTATTGCCTGCGTACGCCCTTGCCCAGGATAACTCCAGGGTGAGGACGGACTCCCTCCGCCACTGGCTCTGTTCGACTACTGGCATAGCCACAGGGCCGGAGGTCTTGAGGATGGAAAGCCCGTTATTTCCGAAACTCGGGGTATAGTTCGGGTCGTCCAGGGACTCGATAAGTCGCAGGAGGTTTTCACCGTCCCCGTCCACTTCTCGAACCTGGGCGGAGCCCCGGTAGACAAATACCCTGGGACTCGGGAGGTCCGGGCGTTCCTGGATACGATGGCTAGGCGCGGTACCGGCCAGTCTCCAGCTTCCCGCGTAGTCGATTGTCACGTAGGTCCCTTTAGGTGCCGGGGCATCCTGGTGGGACTCGACCACGGGTACATCTAGGACCCTGGACGTCCAGTTGTAGAGAAAATCCCAAACTTCCGTAGTGGTCATCCCTCACCCCCTGTGGTCTGCTCATCCGGGCCGATAAAGGCGGCGAGGTATTTGTAGTGGTCTATCAAGCCGTTAGCGAAGACAAGCTCCTGGATGATTTCCCAGCGTTTCCCGGCCCAAATCACGATGTCCCCCTGGGACTCCCCACCCTCGATGCTCACGGCAAGGGGAGAGTTGGAGTAGACCTTCATCAAGCCGGTGTCCCTCCGGTTCTCCGGGAGGAACTCTGTGTCCTTGCCCGTCACGGGCTGGACGGAGCCCACAAAGGTACCCTCCTGCTCCTGGAATACCCAGCGACCGCTCACGTAGGAGCCGGAGCGATGGATGTACCGGATGTTATGCGGAAACAGAGTGCTCATATCTTCACCACCTTGTATGTGATGGACTGGCGGAGCCTGCCCGTGTCGATGAGGGGACGGGAACTCTTCTTGCCCTCGACCTTGAACGGCTTACCACTGATGCGGTTGCGCATCCAGCCTCCGCTCACGGTGATGGAGGAGTTAGGTGCGAAGTTACCGCTCGTAAAAATATCTTTTAGTTCGCCCTCGTAAGCCTGGCCCAGTATCTTGAGCCCAGGGACCGCGCCCAGGGCCTTTTCTACCACGGACTGGTATACTTTTTCCGTCAAGCGGCGAAACCGGCCCCTGGAGGCCTTTTCGCGGGTCTCCCGCATAAAGGGACGGGGAGGGATACGGAGCTGCGTGTGGCCCTTTTCCTGGATGAGGGCAATAGCGGCAAGGGTCATCCCATTGCCTGCAGTTCCTCCAGGGATACCTACAAGGGCGACATTGTCCCGTAGCCCCTTTAGGCTCCTCTTTATCCGGGATTTTCCCAGGTCCTTTGTCTTGAAACTAACATCCGACACGGTGACCCCCGGAGCATACCCCGATAAACGGGCGACAACCCTTGCGGAGTGCCAGGAGCATCAGTCCCCAGCGGGTCTGTGCCAGGTCGGCCTCCCCTACTCCTACGGATAGCCCGGAGACCGCGCCGGAGCCGAAGCCCACGGAGAGGTCCCCCTCACGCTTGGAGTTGACAGTCCCGGTGGAGCCACCCGAACTATTGCCGCCTCCAGGGAGGGATGCCGAGCCGGAGCCCAGCAGGAACCAAATATGCGCAGCCAGGAGGGCGACCGCCTGGTTGTATTTTTCACGGTAGAAATCCCGTTGTGTCCGCTCCTCCGCCATTTCGACAAACACGGAACAGGCGGCGTCCTGGGAGAGACCCGGGGCGAGGGCTGCGATGTATTCGTCTATGGTGCGAGGTTCGGACATCCTGGGACTCCTTTATTTGCCTTGTTCGGCGACTTCTTTTGCGATGGCAGCCTTGCGGTTCATAGCCTTGACCCGGGTCACTTCCTTGGTGGAGGCCTTCTCGAACTTTTCCGCCTGGGCTTCGCTCTTGATTTCACTCACGACGGCGTCCAGCTTATCGGCCGGGATTTCATCGGGGGAGCAGGGCTTCTCCACATCGACCTGTTTTTCCTTGCCGTCCTTGTCCTTGACCTTTTCCTTTTCCACCTTGTAGATGGGGACAATCACGCCACGCGTGATGTGGCCGGAGAGGGAGCCCTTTGCGGCTTCCCACTGGGCATCATCCACGACGTTCACGCCGGGCACGAGGACAAGTTTAGGTTTTCCCTGGCCGGCTTCGGCCGTGAGGACGCGGGCTTCTTTGTAATTTACCAGCATAATTTCAACTCCTAAAAGTTTGAGTTTCCTGCCCAAAATAAAAAGGGGACTTTCGGGTCGGGCAGAGACCCGAAGCCCCTATAAAAACAGTTCCGGCGATAACCCCCGCCGGAGGGGGACCTTTTAGGAGTTAACCTTAAAGTCCGTCACAGAATACGACAGAAGCGGGATAGTAGACGATGGTGCCGCCAGTGCTCTGCGAGCAGAGGATGTCGTAGACGAGACCGGTCTGCTGCGGCGGGAACTGTTCGAAGCGCTGCGGGATTTGGACTTCCACCTTCAGCGGGTCGCGGCTATAGGCCATCACACGGTTCGTGCTGCCCACGCCTGCGCCGGCGAGGTCGGAGACCCAGTCGATGCGGGTAATCTGCGGGTAGTTTTCCCGGATAAAGCCCATAATCGTCTTGTCACGGTTGGAGCCGTACGGGGTCATCATCAACTTGTTGTACAGGGACAACGGGAGGATGACGGTGTCCGGCGTCTCGATGCCGTTCGTGGCGTCCGCGCTGGCAGTGATGAT